GACCGTAGCAACTATATAAACTATTGGGGATTTTGCGTTTCATATCCAATTTAGTATTCCGTATCCCAGAGTGCGTACTACATGCTATATGACAGCGATAAGTATGGCAAAATAGTATTCTACTCAAGAGGGTGCATAGCAACACTTACAGTTATTGGCATTGCTGGTGTAAACGTAGGAACACCGTGGAAGGTGCCTAGCGTTATCCCTGTAAAGTTTAGACCTGACGATAATTTTTACAGCCCGTTGGTACACAGACAAAGCAACAACGTAGGGCAAATTTGGATTCCAGGTAAAAAAGCTGATGACCCATATATTTACATATACGCAGGAGTTGCACCTTCTGCCAATAACAACTCGCTCAACGGCACAGTATCTTGGATATATGTCGAACCAGATGATTTAGAAAGTTAATTGCGCAATACAACGACATAGTTTATGCGTATATTTCCGTAAATGCACACATTATTCAGGAAAATCATCGTTTGTGTACCATGAGCCTGTGCAACACGCATATGCGCTGTTAGGATTGCCAAGCATTGTGACTTTGCCTGTCTGTTCAAACAAAAGTGCAAAATTGCCGCTCATACTGAATACAATTGGAACATTTACTTCAGTTGGTCTAAAACCCTTAGGCAGCGTTTCGCCAGCCGTAGAATAGTTACATTGACCAGACGCAGTAAACTTAACGTTACCGTGACAGATTACAATGTTTCCTATTCTGTCGAATTGTATGGTGCTATTTGAATACGGAGCCTTCCAAGAAAGATGCGCATATCTTATATCTTGGGATACGGAATGCTACATGCTAATTGGATACATCAAAAAGCCGCGCCTTTTGTCACCCGACCCGCTATTTCCATAATTACCAAGAACAATTTTGCCAGCCGTGCTTACAGATATATATCCAGTCCAACTGCCGCCGTTTCCTGTGACAACAGGTGCGGTCGTACTTATTGACGGACAATATTCTTCAGGAAGTATATATGGGCAAGTAGACTTATCCCAACTTCCATTGCTCGTTGTTACATCTAAAGCATATATGCAAATGAACCCAGACATAACAGCAATATACCATGCATTTGAACTATATAATTTATTAACTTGGGATACGGAATGCTATGATAGATTTACTTTTTTAAGAACACTTGCCTTTGGGTTAAATACACCCACGTAATCCTCTTTAAAGAAAAGGCATATATCAAAATCATTTCCAATAAACCATATCTCATAATTCCCATTTGCGTTTTTCCAAAACCTAACTTTGTCTATACCAAATTCAGTCATAGATATATGTTGGGATACGGAATCCCCAGTTAGCTTATAGCCATTATTTTAGACTTCCTTGCTTTGTCGAATATCAGCTTCTCAACAGCCGCCTGAGCTTCTTGGCAAATGGTTTTGCGAGGAACAATATAGTGATTATATGCTGTGCTAATCTCTGTATGACCAAGCATCATGGCAACAGTTTCGATGCCAACGCCTGCTTCAATTGCAAGGGTAACCCACGTATGACGCATGTTAGTCATAGATACATATGGTACACCCATCTTCTTACACTGTGACTTGATAGCACGAGCCGCTTTATCGGGAGAAACATCGCCAATAAGAAGCCCATGCCCCTTAATCTGCTTTAGGCGCTGACGTGCAAACTTAGGTAGATAGCAAGACCTAGTAGACTTCTCTGTCTTAGTTTTTACTGTGATGATTTGACCGTTCACATATTGGCGCGACTTGCTGATACGCACCTCGCCAGTCTTAAGATTGATATCAGACCATTCAAGAGCACAAGCTTCACCACGGCGCAAACCAAGAGTTACAGCGCAGATAGTTACAGCTTCAGCCCAATGACCCCACATGCCGCGAAGCATCTCTGATACCTCTTGTGCGTCTAAAACATCTGGACGATAAGGTTTGGGGTGGTTTACTTCTATGTATGCGGTTGGATCGATAATGTGTAGACGCTTCTTGCGAATCCACCAACGGATGATTTGGCGAATACATTTAAACGCTTTCTCTCCTGCGCCAGCTTTTTCAAATGAGTCTACCCACTCCTGCAAATCATCAGGGCAGATATCTTCAATCTCACATTCGCCCCATCGCGGAAGTACATGAAGGCGCATTGATGAGTCGTACCCAGCTACAGTAGATGCAGCCCTCTTCTGTGTTTTCTCGGGTAAATAATGCTGTTCATAGATGTCGATAAGTTTCATTCTTTAAGTCCTTTCATTGAAAAAATCCCACGCAATTTAACTCGAAATGAGTATATAACTTGCGTGGGATTTTTTCAATGGTGCATATAAATTTATTTATATATAAATTAAAAGTTCTACAATTTTGAATATTAGAAAACACATTTTATGTTACAATATTAACCATATTTATAAACTCTAATGACCAAGGAGGTATGTCTATGTACGAAGTGCCTTGTTTAAATCTTAACGGAGACACAATTAATAGATTCTATCAATGGGACATAGACCAGAAGATAGTTATCGACCTTAATGGATGCGATGAAAGATATCTTCAGAATCCACCTGAAGTACATTTCTCTAATTCAAGTAGAAAAGAAGCGTTGGTTGTTCGCTCTGCTGTAAAATATAGTGGCGATGATGTAGCCGTTCAAGATGACAGCGTGGCAACAATGCACGCAGGAGATATCATTATTGCCGACATTCCTAATATTCTGTTACAAGAGCCTTATCCCCTACTTGTCTATGTATATTTAACTGATGCAGATGATTCGTCTTCTCAGAAAACAATTCTATATAGCGAGATCCCCGTTCGTAAACGTGCAAAGCCAAGCGATTATCTCTACGTTGAGAATATTACTCGCATTACTGCCGAGATGATTAAAAAAGAAATTGAATCTAGCACCGAGACGGCTAGAACAAATGCTATTAACGAGATTAATAATGTTAAAACAAAGTCTATAGCCACTGTCACAGATACAAGAGATACTGCTGTAAATACCATAACGCAGACTAAGACAAACGCCGTTAGTACTGTTGATGAAGCTAAAGAAGGCTTTATCACTACTGGCAACGGACTTGTTAATACCGCCACTGAGATTAAGAATAATACTCAGAAGACATATGATAATGCCGTTTCTGTTGCAAATAAGACTCAGCAGACTATTGAGACAAACATAAACACGCTCATCACAAAGAACGGCGTGTATCTTAAGACTGTTAACGATGGAAGCGGCAATGCAAATCTTGCCATTCTCGTAAACCAATCATAAAGGAGGTGCGATGATATGTCAACTGCCTATCATGTTGAAACTATCGAGCGCATCACCGAGCAGATGTTGACAGAGGAAGTAATCAGCGATGTAAACAAGATAATGTGGGACGCAGACACACAGGTTAAAAAGATTAAAACTGATGCTGTTAATGAGATTGAAAAAATTACTCCCGAAGCTGTCAATACAATCAACAAAATTGAACAAGATGCTTTAAAGTATATTGCCAGTGAAAAGCGAGATATGGTTTTTACTTTGGGTGAGAATGATGCCGATGGCAATTTAGCAGTAAGGGGCAAACTGCGCAAAATTGATACTGATACTACTGCGATATATAATAAGCTTCTTGATGTCGCTCCCAATACAGAAGCAAAGATACAGCAAAATATAAGAATTATGATTGTTAACGATGGTTATGCTATTGAGCTTGTAAACGATGGCAGTGGAAACGTTGCCGTTAATTTAGCAAGGAGGTCTGTATAAAATATGGATGGAAATAAGATAATGAAATCCCTTGGCGGTCTTGAGGTGTATGACGAAGCTTGCAGACAGCGCGTTGTAGGTATTACAAGTGCTGGCACTGGTGCCGCATATACTGCTACCGTTAAGGCAATTGAAGTTCTTTCTGTTGGTGCTAACTTTGTTATGGTGCCACATGTTACTAGTACTACTACTGCGCCGACATTAAATGTCAATGGTCTTGGTGCTAAGAATATCAGGGTGCGTATTTCTAGCTCTCCTAAATCTACTATTCAATTGCCAAGCGAAGATTTCCTTGCAAACGGCAAGCCAGTAAGACTTATATATGACGGTCAATATTGGATTGTTGATGATATGGTTCAGCCTAATGCCAATGGCCTATATGGTACTGTTCCCATGACTTCTGGTGGCACTGGCGGCACAACCGTTGCAGAAGCTAGAAAGAATCTTGGTCTTGGCGAGACAGACGGCGCTTTGCCGATTGAAAATGGCGGTACTGGTTGTACCACTCTCGCAGCCGCCAAGAAGTTATTTAGCGTAGCAGATGATACTGGTGTTATTCCAGTATCGAGTGGTGGTACTGGTGCCAAGACTGCTGCTGATGCTAGAACAAAACTCGGCGTAACGCCTGCAAACATCGGCGCTGCCGCTTCTTCGCATAAGCATAGTGCAAACGATATTACAAGTGATACATTGCCTATCTCGCATGGCGGCACTGGTGCTTCTGATGCTGCTACTGCAAGAACCAACCTTGAAATCACATTAAATAATCTTGGTATTACATGGGGAAGCGACCCAGCCGAATCAAAAGGAAAGCCGAATACCATATATATCCAAATTAATTAATGCCTTGGAGGTGGTTATATGGCAGAAGCTTATTCTGATTGGATAACTAGTTATGTATACGGCACGAACAAGCACAGATGTCGTATTACATATAGTACATCAAGCAGCGCAACAGAATACACGGTGTCAGCATATACGCAAATTCAATCAGACAAAAGTTGTAATATTCAATACAATGGTGTAACGGTAACGACAAATGTTGGCGGAAGTAGCAAATCTACAAATACTAGATTTTATGATGACACATGGTATCCGCAAAACACCAGCGATACTTCTGCAAGCAAGACTGTTAAAAGAAGCAAAATAGACCAGACAATTAATGTGTCTGGCTCGTATTCTGGTGGCGGATTTTCTGGTAGTAAATCGTTTAATATAACCGTTCCAAAGCTCGAATCATATACGGTTTCATATGATGCAAATGGTGGTTCTGACGCTCCTAGCTCACAAACAAAGTGGTACAATGAAACGCTTAAGTTATCTGACGTTGTTCCAACAAGAGAAAGATATGAGTTTTTAGGTTGGGCTACTTCACAAAACGGAGATGTTTTATATTCTGCTGGTTCAAATTATACGTCTAATTCTGGCATAACCCTATACGCGGTATGGAAATTAAAAGCGTCTGTTGTCACCATATATGACAAGAATGGTGACGCGCATAAAGGCACTGTGCATTTTTATGACAATAATGGAGGGCTGCATTACGCTATTATCACAGTATATGACGAAAACGGCAAGGCTCATAATGTGGTATAATATGCATGACATAAGTTAGGCTGCGTTCTAAGGAGAACATTATGGCTGAAACATCAGAACAATCTTTTATTGGCACAATGTCAACCAATGAGATTTGGAGGGGCAATGATACAAGTCGGTGTCTAACTGACGATCTAAATGCTATGGACACAATTCATGAATCTTTGCCAAACACTTATGCTGCTAAGAATCATACGCACTCTGGATATGCTGCTAAAAACCACACTCACAGTTATCTGCCTTTAAGCGGTGGCACACTCACAGGAAATGTCACAACAAGCAAAGACATTAATATGGGTGTAGAAGCTGCTATACAGGGCAAGACATCAGACGGAACTTTGAAGAATGTATTCGTCCCCGTGTCTGCCGCTGGCAATACGGCAATTGGATATGACAACTATCAAAAGTCTGACGGAACAACCAACCTATACGGTAACTCTGTTCGTATTTGGAGTAAAACTGGCGGTCTTACTGGTTCTAATTATGGTGAGAATAAGGTTCTGTGGAGCGGTGCCTTATACGTAAAAGAGGATACTACTATTGCCCTTTCTGGCAATGTGTCTGCGCAACCTCATGGCATTTCTCTAATATTCAGTGCATATGACGTTGCCAATACATCTCCTGTTAATTCTAGCTGGAACTCTTTCTTTATTCCTAAATACGCCGTAGCAAATGATAACGGCGGTGGGTTCTCATTTATACTTGAGCGTGGTGGAAAGTTCTACAAGAAGTATCTTTATATTAATAATAATGAGATAAAGGGTAATGCTGTAAATAACAACTCAGCCCTTTCTCTTCATGGTCAAACAGTTGACAACAGAAACATGGTTCTTCGTTACGTAATCGGTGTTTAAATAATTCAGGGAAACAGATTAATTTCTGTTTCCCTTTTTTTTACGATTTTTGATTATCTTCTTTTTCAATAATGTATTTTAAATCACTGCGAATAGATTGTATTTCCTTTTGAACACTTTCTAATCTAGCCAGAATCTTTATTATTGAATCTTGTTGTAATGCCATTGTGAACAACTCCTTTTAGATATTAAAAAAGAGGTTCAATTAAGAACCTCAGTGAGTGTAAGGTATTGTATGTTTGAGCCTAGTTGCGTAGACTTAGCTGAAGGAAATGGACGATAGTGTTTAAGCAAATCTATAAGCAAATATGACTCAAATACATACAACATTAATATAAGGTATTGCTTAATTTAAGCAAATATAGGAAATCTTCAAACCCTTATCTATCAAGGAGTTATAATTACTTACTCGTTGTTATCTCCTAGAACTCCAAATGCAAAGCCCTTATATATATTACTTTATTTACATAGCGCTTGCAAGCCTATTTAAAAACTTTACGCAAACGATACGCAACTGCTTTAAAACGTAAAAAATAAATTTGCTTAAATTTCTACGCAAATTGAATCTCTACGCAAATACGCAAATAATGAATATAAAAAAAGACTCCCATTATAATAGGAAGTCTTCTGCTTTTGCCACTTCTTCATTCAGTTTTGTCTCTAACAAGTGGGTATATTTCAAAGTGGTAGCATAACTAGTATGCCCCATGATTCTTTGTATAAACACTGGATCTAATTTCTTTTCAAAACACCTAGTAGCAAACGTATGTCTAAACGCATGTGGATAGATGTGTTCCATTTTTTCTGGCGCTCTGCCTTCTATTGCCGCATTATATTCTTCTTTTTCGTTGATGTTCTTCAATACCTTTTCAATGTTATGGGACAATGCATATCTTGTTACTGGCGAGCCAAGTGTTGTCGTAAAAACTAAATCGCCTAACTCTGGTCGCAATCTCCATCTACTTCCAAGCTTTGCTTTATATTGGTCTTGTTTTACCTTCCAATCTTTAAATAGTTCTCCTACATTCCCGAAGAACGGAATAGTTCTGTAGCTATTGCTCGTCTTTGGCGTTGTGAGATATTCCATTTTCTTGCCGTCAACATAACCAATACTTAGGCTTCTTTGTATCCTAATCGTTTTGTTTTGCCAGTTTATATCTTGCCATTGAAGACCGCTGAATTCGCCTATTCTCATACCAGTAAGCAATAGTATTTGGTAAGCTTCATTATAATACTCATGCTCTATTTCATCTAAGAACATCTTCATTTCACGAGAACTCAAAACCCTGCGTTCTTGAACGGCTTCGTTCTCATCTTTAATTGCTATGTTAATACACGGGTTAGACTTAATGATTTGATTCATCACGGCTATATCTAAACACTCTCTAAGTACGCCAAGTGCTTCTCTTAATGTTCTTGCTTTGAACTTATTAAGCAATTCGTTTGTTGCGTCTTGCATATTCATATGAGATATATTCTCTATCTTTTTATCTCCTATTGCGGCAATATATGTGTTTGATACTTTTCTATGATATGCCTTTTTAGATACTTCTGATTTAAGACTTTTGGCCTTGTATGTGGAAAACCACTCCTCGAACCACTCTTTAAGTGTGAGATTTGGTCTAATATTTTTTTCTTTGCGTAATACTTTTGCCTTTTCAAGTTCGAATTCTTTTTTTAACTGAGATAGATTCATATTGTAAATACAAATTTTAAACCCGTTTATCATTGCACGTGCTTCATATCTGCCATCCTTACGTTGCGACAGACCAACACCCAACGAACGCCCTTTAAGATCTTTACCGATGATAATCACCTTCTAGTTGTATTTGTATAGTCATAATAATGATTACAACTATATTGTATATTGTATTTACGCAAGATACAAAAGATAAGTTCTCAAAAGAAATATTGCTTAATTTTCATCTGCGTATTTCCATATAAATCCACCAGCAGTTTTTCTTTTTCCTCTGCAACAGGCGCTTATGTGTTGTTCTATAATATTAAGCTCATTTGCAGCCATGCTGATATATTCCCATATTTTTATACACTTACCGTTTTTATCACATTGTACAACTTTTCTTTTTCTCGGGTATTCTTTTTCATTACACCACGCGACATACTCTTTTGTTAATGGCTCGTTTGCATATCTCCAAATAAAACCTCCCGCAGATTTTACGACACACCTACAACATTGACTTATATGTTGATAACAAATACCTAACTCATTTTCTGCATCAATCATTGATGTCCATGTCTTTATAAAAGCACCATCTTTTGAGTATTGAGAAACGCTAATGCTGAATCTGTCGCTAATTTCTTTTCTTATTTTTGCAGATGGTGAGTAGTCTCTATTTCTTAATGCTTCTGTAAGGTTCTTTAAATGCTCATTAGAAAATACTATTCCTTTTCTTGATTCGCTTAGTTTTTTTTTAGCTCTATCGGAAAGTTTTGCGCAATCGCCTCCTTCTTTTAAGTTGTATCCGTTTGCTTCATCCATTGTATTTAACTTTTTAATAAGTTCTTTTTCTAAATCACAAGCTTCTTGTCTTGTCAGATTATCCATTATAATTTCATGTTTAAAATTATCCCAGCCATATTTTTGAATTGCGTTATAAAAATATGGACTTTCTTTATATTTATATCCATTATTTCCCCACCTACTTTCTGGTCTTTGCCCAGTCATTCCTACATACTTCTTATCGTTTATTTTATTCGTATGTATATACACACAATAACTTCTATCTTCATCTTGTACAATTTTGTCTTCCAACTTAGATCCCAACTCTTAATCTCTCTAACCCAAAATGGGGCTATAACAAGCCCCATAACATATATATTTAGTTGTTATTTAGATTATACTTTTTGTAAATTTCCTCTTTTACTTCAAAGTCTGATTTCGAATCAAGATAAGCATACTCTTTCATATACCAATCCGACTTATCAATGTCTTCTCTGCCGCCCTTGTCAAGCGCACGCTTGCGATATTTATGTGAGTTGAGCTTACAGAAGGACATCGTTTCCATAACGCCAAATAGAAGAATCATCTCGTCAATGCATTCAATGCCACGCTCGTAATGATACGGGTGATTTACCATATCTTTATCAATGCTAAGATTGTCTACGTTGTCATACATACTGTTTACAAACTCAGCAACCTCCTTAAGCTCCTCCTCATTACCATGAACAATAAGAGAGTTGTTGCCGCTCTTGCTCTCGTTATAACTAATTACCGCCATGCTACTCCTCCTCGCCTGTAATCAATTCTGAATATGGAAGTGTTTTGATCCAGTCGCACAACGTATGCCACTCATTAAGCTTATGGTTCTTGCGAGACTTATACATGTTCGCAAGAACCTCATAATTCAGCATTACGGTTCTCTTCTGGTTATATGAACTGGGTAGAAGCTGAATCATCTGCCACCAATACCTCTTATCCTTGGTTTCGTTGTATAGCTCACGATAGACGTTAAGGTGACATACGATGAAGTCTAGCAAGTTTTCTGAACTCCTAGTCGTATCAACCCAACCTTCCTCGTGGATTGGCTCACCATAGATTTCATTTGATAGATGCTCATGGCTAAAATCATCAACTGTAAACTCTTTAGCTTGAATCTTATGCATGGTGCTGCATGAATTTGCTACGGTGCCTACCTTATATGTGTCGTATTCTTTCCACCAGTATAGCGGAGCTGTGATATCACAATACACCGCAATCATGCGTAGATATTTGCGATGGTCTATGCCAGCATTGCGAAGACGCTTCATAAGCACTAGGTCGTTATCGCCGACTTCAAATATGCCCTTATATGAATCTCCACCATAATACTTATATTCGCTGTCGCTCTTAGCCCAAGAGTTCATGGGGTTACGCATACCACGAATAGCGGGTTCCAATCCACATATCTCGGTCTTTTCAATTTTCAGCATATATCCTCCTAGAACTTTATATGAAGTGCCAAAAGACTAATATCTTTATATGTCTTTTGGCACTATTATAACATATGTATTTATTTGTTTAGATAAGAATCAATGGCAATCTCTAAGAACTTTAGGTAGTCTTCCCAAAGACCACGCTTATAGATATAGCCCTTGACATCGCGTGTAAGACACAAAGACTTCATATCTTGCCTGTAGTCAAACAACTTGCGCTTACCCTTCGGCCTTAGTTTCTTCGCTAGAACTTCATTGAGAAATCTATCATTAAACTTCTTAATGACGATATAGTTGTCTAGCTTTGAAACTAGACTTTTATAACGAGCAAGCTCATTTTCTGGTATATCTACCTGCGCTTTTGGTAGGTTCTTTGACGAGAATGGACTGGTTTTCGCACCACTGATCTTAGGTTTCATTAAAGAAGCAACTTGATCCATATCAGAAGCATTGAACTTAAATACCACCTCTTCATCTGATTCATCACAGTCAAAAACATTTACGCCATTTTTCTTAAGGGCTTTAACTACGTTGTGACCACGTTGAACAGATGGAATATAAGCAATAAGCTTAGACCTACCATAATGCCAAATTCTTGAATTGTAATAGCATGGAATATACACATTATCCTCGTCAATCTTACCATTACAATCACGACAGAAATCATTTGTTGCATTATTGATAACAGGTAGAATACGATATACAGATTTATAATGATTAACTAAATAGCCACTCATTAAACCACCCCCCTATTTTTTGTTATTAAACTTCACTTCATATTCAATAATTGGTTCAGCAACATAGCACGACAAGGCGCATGATACCTCAACGGCCTTTTTTGGGGAATGTCCTAAATATAATGCAGCATTCGCAAAATCCATTCCAGCGCCAATAGCTTCATAATTTTTGATGCGATAAACCAGTAGCCCACTTATATAAAATGCCTTTTCATCAAACACAATAATATATGCATTCTCAATATCACTGTCTGCTCCAAAGTTGGATTTCCATTTTGAGAACTCTGCGATAAAATTAAGAACGTCTTTTTCTGTTGCGCTCAACGGCTTATGCGTTTCTGCATAAAGCCACATTAGACTACCTTCATCAGCATTGCCAACTGTGCCAATAATCATATCGTTTACTTTACAAAGTTTTACAAAGTTGCCATCTGTCTTTTTTGAAGAGCCGCAGCAGACTCCATTGTCTGCTGCGATTTTAATTTTATCGTTATATACCTTTACTGCAACTACGCTCATCTAAACACCTACAGATAATCTCCAATAGACCAACCACTTAATACACCGTTACCAATAAGATACATCATAAACATATCCACAGATTCTTTAACCTCAAGAGCTGGTGCAAACTTTGGGTTGCGCTCAAGCATACTCTGATAATCATATGGCTGAAGAAAGTCTTCGTCCAACACGTCAATTTTTAAATCTTCTGGATTGTCCTTTGGAATTGTGACGTTGAATGTTATTGTTGGATATTTATGTACGTGCTTACATAAATACCATGATGTCGTACCTAGGTCTGTGAAGCCAAGTCTATGCATTTCATTATCGGAAAGAATATGCGCTTTTACATTTGCGTTCAATCCATTTTTATTAATAGGTACTTTGCGAAACATACAGCGTGCCTTTCCAATTGATCTAAAACATTCACATGCATTTAAATCTTTATCAATGTCATCATACTTGACTTCACAGGGAATCGCCCAGTCATTCCAACCAAGATAATGCTTGCATACATCACATGTATACTTACTTTGCATCTGTTGACCCCAGACAAGTTAAAGCATATGTATTTGGCATATACCTACACCACCTATAACCATCATCATCCAATATGCCTTTATCGCAAAACATATATAATTTATTTTTGCTATATCCAGTTTCTATGGCGGCTTTATTAAATGACACAAATATATCTGTTAGCAAATTATTTTTTAGCCTAAAGACAATTTGGTTGTCTCTTTTTAATCCAGTATCATAAGCGTGCTGATTGTTTTCTGAATAAGTAACCCATTCTAAATTATCTACACGATTATTATGCTTATTACCGTCTTTATGGTTGACAGTTGGATAATTATTTGGGTTGGGAATAAATGTTCTAGCGACTAAAATATGTACTTCTCTAGCTGTATTATGCCCATTTTCATCAACCATCCTTGTGCAAAGATAGCCCTGTTTCTCGCCCCTTCTTCTTCCTGTCTCACATTGTTTTTTTATTCGTTCTTTCATATGTCTTTCTTTGCCGCTTGGATAACGATAGGTATATGGAAGACTTTTTACTCTACCATAATTACTTACCATATACCTATATTCATATCCATTACAAGGTAACCATATCTCTTCATCGTTACTTTGCATTGTCTGTGCTTCCTAATCCTCCATTACGCATAGCCGTAGTGTTATCGTCAAGCGTAATACCAAATGGCACAAACATACCTTGTGCAAAGCCACTGCCCTTATTAATGCGCAGCTCTTTTGCCAAACAACTACAATTTGTTAGTTTAATAAAAATATGACCGCCATTATCGGAATTAATGTAGTCACCATCGATAATTGCCGTATGGTTTGCAAGTCCAAGTCCATACTTAAACCCAAGCCCACTACGCGGATGAATCATTAAAGCCCATCCGTCATACATTTCACAACAAATACCAGTCGGGATAGTAATTGAATCATTTGGTTCAAGAACGAAACTCATAGGGGAGAAGAAATCATAAGCTGCGCTCTGAGCTGTGGCACGCTTAGGAAGCTTAATACCATTGTAGATATTGCGAAGATGCTTCTCAAGCTTGTCGTTATCAGTCTCGTCCTTTAGAGCATCAAAAGTGTCAAGCCAATCATCATGAAATCTGTTGAAAGACACCTTAGAAAAATTTGCCATGCGCTGCATATAAATCACCTTTCTTTGTTATCGCATATAACGTTAATTATTATACAATACAATCTTATTTGTTGCTATAGTTTTTTGAACATTTATTACACGCTGATTTGAACTTCCGCACCACTTTAAAGATATGTCGTTAAGCTCGTCAACGTATCTACCATCGACAACAACATCGCACATAGAAACAATGTTCTTTCGAGCTGTCTTAACTTTAACAGTCTTAAAGAAGTCTAATGGGTTTAAATCATTTAACATAGCTGGCTTAAAGATTTGTTCCCATGTAAATCCAGTATACAGCCAGATTTTCTTGTCTGGAAACTTGGCTTTAATGTCTTTGATGAGAGAAAGAACATCGTATACATTTTCAGGCTCAAGCGGCTCTCCACCAAGGATGGTTACTCTGGCAACAAACGGCTGCGCAACAAGCTTAAGGAACTCTTCTTTAGTCTGTTTAGTCCATTCTTTGCCACCAGTAAATCCCCATGTTTCACTGTTAAAACAGTTTTTACAATGGGCGCGGCACCCTTGTACAAAAAGAGAAACGCCGATGCCGCTGCCATTTGAAATATCCATCTTGCGAATTAAAGAGTATCTAATCTTAATCACCATCTTCCACTGGCATATCGTCTACATGAAGGACGCGCTCTTTGATTTCCTGAGTTCTGCCTTGGCACCAGAAATTACTTCCAATATATCCGCAGGTGCGGCGTGCCACGCTCATTTTATCATGGTCGCGGTTGCCACAGTTGGGGCATTCCCAAACAAGCTCGCCAGTATCCTTATCCTCTACAATAAGGATCTCCTTGTCCCAACCGCACACCATACAATAATCGCTCTTTGTATTCAGCTCAGCATACATAATATTGTCATAGATAAACTGAATAATCTGAATCACTGCATCGATATTGTTTGTTAGATTTGGCACCTCAACATAGCTAATGGCACCGCCCTGAGAAAGCTTCTGGAACTTAGACTCGATAGCGAGTTTGCTAAACGCATCAATGTGTTCAGTGACATTAACATGATAAGAATTAGTAATATAATCCTTATCGGTGATGCCTTCAATTACACCAAAGCGCTTCTTCAGACACTTGGCAAACTTGTATGTGGTAGATTCAATTGGGCTACCGTATGGACTGTAATCAATGTTCTCTGCTTCCTTCCATTGATTGCACTTATCGGTAAGAGCCTGCATTACCTCAAGTCCAAACTTCTCACCAGCGCCACCGTCTGTATGACTATGACCAGTCATATACTTTACACACTCATAAAGACCAGCGTATCCAAGTGAAATTGTTGAGTATCCATTGTAAAGAAGATTGTCAATCTTTTCACCCTTATCCAAGCGAGCAAAAGCGCCATGCTGCCAAAGGATAGGTGCTACATCAGATGGAGTACCCATGAGCCTATTATGACGTGCCTGTAGCGCCTTGTGACAAAGTTCAGTGCGCTCATCAAAAAGCTTCCAGAACTTATCAAAGTCGCCGCCAGACGATAGTGCAACATCAGGAAGGTTGATTGTCACAACACCTTGATTTAGGCGACCATAATACTTCGGCTTGCCATCATAGTTCTTAGCCTTTGCAATGTTATCATATCCATTACCACTACGGTCTGGGGTAAGGAACGAGCGGCACCCCATACAAGGATAACAATCCCCATTTCCAACCTCTTCGCCCTTAGATAGCTTATATTCCTTCATCTTCTTTTCAGAAATATAATCAGGCACCATGCGCTTTGCAGTACACTTGGCGGCAAGCTGAGTTAGATAGAAATACTTATCGCCCTCATGGATATTATCATCCTCAAGGACATAAAGCAGCTTCGGGAACGCAGGTGTTACCCATACGCCCTTCTCATTCTTAACGCCCTGAATGCGCTGATTAAGAACCTCTTCAATAACTAGAGCAAGATCGTTCTTAGTCTGCTCATCTTTTGCTTCGTTAAGATACATGTTTACAGAAAGGAATGGAGCTTGCCCATTAGTAGTCATGAGTGTTACAACTTGATACTGAATGGTCTGAACGCCGCGCCTAATCTCATCCTTTACCATAGACTCGACAATATCATTATAATTAGTGACCTCATCATCTGTCTTAGGCTCATGTCCTACAAACTCGACATATGTATCCATCGCCTGCTTCTTAATCTTCTGTCGGCTTACGTCAACAAAAGGAGCGAGGTGCGTAAGGCTGATAGTCTGTCCGCCATACTGACTAGATGCAACTTGAGCAATAATCTGAGTGGCGATATTGCAAGCGGTAGCAAAGCTATGCGGCTTCTCAATCATTACGTTAGAGATAACAGTGCCATTCTGAAGCATGTCTTCTAGGTTAATTAGGCAGCAATTACTGAGAGCATTCTGCCCAAAATAATCAATGTCATGAAAATGAATGATGCCAGCTTCATGAGCTTCAACAACATCCTCTGGTAGCAAAAAGCGCTTGGAGATATCTTCACTTACAACGCCAGCCATATAATCTCGTTGAGTGGTGACAAGACTAGCATTCTTATTTGAGTTTTCGTTATTCCAATAATCGCTGTCTCCGCTTAGCAGCTCCATAATTGTTTCATCTGTTGTATTGACCTCACGAATAATCTTACGCTTATAACGGTACTCAACGTAATGAGAAGCCACATCTTTGCGCGAGGTTGACATAAGCTTGTTCACAACCATGTCTTGAATATCCTCAACGGACATTTTTTCTTTCTTGATATTTGCGATTTCATTTGAAATCTTATTTGCAATTTTATTTGCGTCCTCGGTAACATCGCCATCGACTTCAATAAATGCTTTCTTAATAGCGTTTGAAATCTTGTTCTTGTCAAAAGCGTCTTCTCGTCCATTTCGCTTAATAACAAACATCATACGCATTACCTCCTAATTAAAGCATATAACTTTATTTGATACAATTAAATATTATACAGCATTTAGCCACTAATATACATAAGAATATAAATTAATATTCAAAAATATTTCTGTTGTATACCTTGATAGTTTTAATAGGACTGTCCCAATCTTTTAAACAGTAAGACATGTCACCGTGGAACTTAATATCCTCATTCAGCGCATCTGAATCAACGATAAATTCACTCATACATCCATTGTGCTTTGTGATGATATTATCTGAATCGGTATCTACATCAGCCTTTTGATCTCCCAAAACACACGGGATAACAGTACCATTTTCAAGTATAATATCAAAATACTGACCAACATCAGATGTAAAATATGTACCGATAGCCACGATATATCTGCTATCAGCCATCCTAATACCGTATTCGCCAGTCTCAGCATAATGCTGTTGTAGCTTGTACTGTTTAGAATCAGTATTGGTTATCGTTCTATAGTCCATAAAAGATTTAAATCCACTATTCTTAGGAGCATCATAAGTCTCGTAGCTTACATATTTTGCAGTTAAATCAGCGTATTCATCATCAGACTCTTCTGCTTTCTCTTTGTCTTTAATAATTACAACACTTGTATCATCGCTATCCTTGCCATCATTGTCACTATGAACTGGTTGAAATACGAAGTACAAAATACTAAATAAAAGAACCGCAAATATACTCAACATACCAATAGACACTAGAATATCTTTATTCTTCAATCCAATCACCTCTTTGCATATAACATTAGGAGTTTGCAGTATGTATAATACCACAAACTCCTATTAATATTATGCAGATTTTGTATCTAATTTATCCTGCACACATCCAATTGACTTTATAAGTTCTTGCATAAATGTTTGCCTTGATAGATTGGCTTTCTTTTTAACCGCCATATTGACGGCATCAATAGAGCCTAGATGATAACAGCGATTTTTTGTACGACTAACACCAACATAAAGTAAATTACTATTAAGCATAAAAATATCGCTCTTTGTTGTGCAAAGAATAACATTTTTGATGCTGCTGCCCTGTGACTTGTGGATTGTCATGGCATATGCAAGTCCCACCATAGTCATATCATACTTAGAATACTTGACAATGATACCGTCAAAATCAAGCACGGCATATGTAGCGCATACGTATACAATACGCGCGGTTTCGCCATTTGCAACGAACGCCGTTCCCTCTTTTTCATTTATGGTTCCATGTTCATCACATATTAAGGCACTATAGTTGTTTTGCTTTTGGACAACTATGTCATCATCATAGTATTGTACATCTCCAACTTTCATATGCCTTTGAGCGCCATAATTTTTATTAATGGCTCTTTGAATCCTGTTGTTAAGCTTTACCGTGCCGTACTCTCCTATGTTCTTAGCAGTAAGAACCTGAATGTCCTCCATGTGTTCGCCATTTTTCAATAGCTTTTTGTATAGCGCAACTGCATTTTTAGGAACATCTTCTTTTGCAAGGTCGATGAACACGTAGTCTTTCTTTGTCCCGAACCAAGTAGCCTTGTTTTTCATACTTGCATCAAGATATGTCTTGCAGAATCGCGTATCTGTCGCAACAGTGGATACGCCACCTTCGCCATAGCGAAACACTGTAGTCAATGTCGTTGTCGGGATAGCATCGCTCTGCATAAAATCATGGAACAAATTACCACATCCAACAGAGGGTAGCTGCGCATTATCTCCAATCAGCATCAGCTTTGTGCTATTAAAGTCGATAGCGTCAATAAGATGCGCAAACAAACTAACATCAACCATCGAACACTCATCGACTATGACAACATCGCAACAAAGCTTGCAATCTTGATTATAAGTCCAACCGACTCGTGGATTGTAGCCAAGACCCCTATGAATAGTAGAGGCTTTTCTTCCTGTGAATCCAGATAAGACCTTAGCTGCCTTACCAGTTGGTGAAAATAGCTCATACTTCTTTCCATTATCTTCAAGCATCTTGATAACAGCTTGCGTTGAAAAGCTCTTACCAGTACCTCCTGCGCCATTGAGAATACTGATGTTGTATTTGCATAAGTATTCAACAGCCATCATCTGCTCATCAGATAGCTCGAACTCACCATCCTTGCTGTACTTCTCTACGTCAAAATCCCAAACGTTATTTGGGTTATATATATTGTTCATAATCACATATGCAATATATTTTTCTTTCTTAAACGTACTTGAGAGAGCAATGGACATAGTGTACTTATCATAGTAGATAGCATCATCCTGAATTGTGTTGACGAAATGGTCTGCACAAGATGGAACCATGTCATAGCATTGCTGGCGCAAGTCTGCAAGGTTCATCTTAGTATTGCCCTCATTCTCATTCTCTTTAAGCAAATAGATGATGCAGGCAAGGCACCTATCTTTACTTGTCCTTACATTATATCCAAAATCAATAACACCCTCTTTTTGTAGATTAAGGATAATAGAGTCTGCAATCTTATAGCCCACTCCACTGACGCGAGTAAGCGTTGCATATGGTGCATCCTTAAGACGCTCCATAAGTACGTCAACATCATTGTATTTATCATAGATACGCTTAATCATACTAAGTGAAATAGCGCCTTTAAACTCAGACACAATGTCAACGAGCTTAAAGTTCTCGATAATCTTTTCTTTGATTCTCTCAAATGTCTTTTCGCCAATGCCATAGAGCTTATTTACGTCTACGATATCGTCTTTACCTTCCATGATAATATCAATGATATCAGGATAGTTCTCGTAAAGAACCTCAGCCTGATTCATGGTAAGAATCTCCTGTAGGAATGCCTTAACGTCTGACGTTTTTGTAGGCACATCCCTACGTACATTTACGCCACGATAGCTAATGCCATATTTTGTCTGCTCCTCTGTGGCGACAACATCATATTCAATGCCAATAACAAGATCTGACAAATCACCAATAAGAGAAACGTTGTCAAACTTATTATGTTGGATATTAGGATATGAAACATCGTCTACATCAAGTGCATAAGTTTTGAAATTAGGAGAAGAGTAGACACATTTAACAACAGTGCCTTTGAACTCTACCTGATTGTTATCCATTGTGTCTACCCTTTCATACATTCATAATTTTCAAGTACAATCTCGCGCTCATCTGACTTTTGCCATTCACCATTAATCTTCTTGTTCTTGAAGTCATATGTAAATCCTTCAATCTTCAAGATAGAATACATGCCAAATGGAGTCTCCTTGAACACCTTTGACTGCTTAATTCTACACCCTATCTCTTCGCCGTCACAAATTCTACGCAAAACAAGATTGGGAGTGCAGGGATTCTTGTATGTCACAAAGCCAGTGACAATATAATAATCGTCTGCCATATTGGAGTTAACATAATTCACATAGCCAAGATAATCCATCTCCGCTCTTACTTGAGAAACAATATCAAGAGATTTATTCTCAAGTCTATTACAAAGCTCATTGATTAATCCTTGGTTATCGAGCTGTCTCCACTGTGATTTCGTCTCCTTGCCAGCATACTTTTGCATCAGATAATCAGATACGCCAAGCTCCTCCATCTTCTTTTTGGCAATGATTTTTGAGTTGGCAAACTTATCATAGATATCAACAACATCTAACAGATACCTATTCTTACCAAAGTCTGAAAAGAAATTAAGACTGATAAGGATGGTCAGCTGTCTAGAGTTAATAGATGTCTTATCTTTAATGTCTTTCAGCAGCTCCGTAAACGAATCATACTTGTTCTTAGATAGCTCAAGTAGTTCATCTGCGATTTGACGATTACAGAATTTGATAGACTCAATACCCTTATATATGCAATTAGCATCTTTGTCCATTGTGTAATTGGCACCAGACTTACCAAACTGAATTGGTAGCAGCTTAATATTGAAATAAGGCATCTCTGCGATTAGCTTTGAAGTCCTCTCGATATCATCAGCGTATAAAGATAAAGTACAAGTGTAATATTCTAGTGGATAGTTTGCCTTTAGATATGCACCATATAGACAATCGATACCAGTTGCCACAGCATGTGCGCTACAGAAGCCATATGACATACAGCTTTGAACCATCTGCCAAGTCTCTTCAAAGTCATCGAGCGATCCAGTATTTTCAATCCACTTTGCCTTAATCCTCTCTTCAAGATTCTTGAAGTCCTCTGGATGAATCTTCTTCTTGGAAATTTTCTTAATTAAACCAATAGACTCAGCAGGCGTTACTCCAAGCCACTCAAAGTATTGCATTAGATTTTCTTGAAAAAGAATGTACGAATGAGTTGACGTAAGAACTTCATCAAGATAAGAAGAGCCAGTAGTAAAATCCTCTCTGTTAATAAATTTGTCTCGCCAAGGTTCAAAGAATGGACGTAGGCAAGCCGTGAACATAGCCATATCAGAAACAGAATGTGGCTTAAACTGCTTCAACATCGAGGTAGCCCAATCACCGTCAGCCTGATTAAGGGTACATGTAAGGCCATTGGCAAAGATGCCCCATACCTTTTCATCTAAGTTATTAAGCAGTTCGCTAACAGAAATAATTGGCTTACCAATGAGTTTAAACGTATCTGAAATAATACGATATACAGTAACAACTAGAAAATCGTCCTTCAGCATCTTATACTCATCCGCTTCACCAGAAGTAATCATAGCGCACATAGCATCGCCAACTTTGACAACGCCATACTCTTCACGAATATCTTTATTATCAAGCAGGAATGCGCATGGATGCACTGACGCCGACACCACTGTACCAATATATGTTTGAGCTTCTTCAATATACGGTAGCCACTTCTTATCATTCATATGGTTTTCAATGTCTTTTGCGACTTCGTTATAATCATCAAATGCAAGACAATGTGAACGACAAACGTTTCTGAAAGACTCACCAAGTTTCATTGTTCCATATGCAATCATAGGATAGCAACCATGTTCGCCAAGCAGCTCTTTGGCCGCATTAGCAAATGGCTCCTGTGATACTACGTTGAAGTCAATATCTGGCATAGCCCTATTCTCAAGAAGTCGTGCGGTACTCATAAAACGCTCTGGGTACAGCTTGATATCTAGCTTGAATCGGTCAAGCTGAGTCATGCCAAGAATGCGATTGATGTAGAAACCGCCACAACTACCACGTCCAGTACGAGTAAGAATGCCGCCATACTTATTAACAGCAAGGTCAACTAGTTTTTCATTAAGCAAAAAGTAATCTGCCGTGTTGATTTCCTTTGTATCCTCAATAACCTTCATCTCTTGTGCGATGCCATTCTTATAATCAACAAGTTCATCTTTAGAGATATGATCTGCATTGATGATGTCTTTGAACTTATACACAACATGTTTTTTAAGCTCGCTAATCTTTTCATCTGCTGTAAGGCTTGGATAAACAGTCGGCATCTTAATACACTTATCAATCTCAATATCCTCGCACTCACGAAAGATAAGAGTATTGGCTATTGCCTTCTTGATTTGCTCGTCAGATAATACATCCTGTTTTTGAAAACGCGCAAAGAGAGTGTCGTAATCTGGGAAATCAAGAATATATCCGTCCTCATCTCCATATGTAAGACCCTTACCACGAAGAAAATCAAGACGCTCTTTTGCTTGTTCTGGATAGATATAGTGGCTATCATTTGCTGCAATAAGCTCAAGCCCAAACTTCTTAGACAAAGCAAGGCAGGTCTTATTCACAGCAATTTGATTAGGCTCATTATGATTCTGTACCTCAAGAAGCATATGATTGCCAAAATGCTTCATTAACGGCATGAAAATATCAACAATAGCATCTTTATCACGCACAATACCAGCGACACATGCTGTAGTAATATATACGTCATCTGGATCTAGCGCAAGCAAGTCCTCTGGGAAGATACGAGGACGATAATAGAACCCTTCGATATTAGACCTGCTTGTCACAAGATTAAGCTTCTTCCTAGCTTTGTTAGTTATAGGAATAATTACGATGTGATAATTGCGCTTATCTTTCTCAAGAGGATCTTTAACAATATAACCCTCTACACCATACAGGCATCGAATGCCAGCTTCTTTACATGCGGTAAGAGACTCAAATACATCGCCGCCAGTGCCATGATTTGTTGTGAAATAGCAACCGTAACCAAGCTCCTTGATGCGATTAATATAGTCGATTGGTTTGACGTGGCTATCAGGTAAGTAAATGTTTGATATTGAATCATGTTTATGATAATTCTCATACTCTTTAAGCACAAACATCACTGCTTTCAATACTCTTTGGTGGTTTATTATAAAATTTATTGTACTTTCTATCTAGATACCAATTATTACAATCTTGATAAATGAGATTTCTAAACAATAATACACTTTCTTTTTTTAATATTTTTATATAAAACGTTAAATTCTTTCTGTCAGAATTTCTTTTATCAATATAAATTTTTGACGCAATATTATTTTGATTTAAAAATTTATTTAATTGATAAGCAAATTTTTCACTTGCAGTAGTAAAAGTAATATATGTATATGTATATTCCTTATTCATCTTTTTATCAAACGTTGTACTGTAATAAACACATCCATCACCATCGAAAATACCCCTGATTAAATGCCACATGTTTTCATTAAACATCGGCAATACAACATCAAATGTTTTTCTCTCATGTATACCTATGTCATTAAGATATTTAACATCATTTTCATTTCTCCACTTTACTTGATAGTTATTACCGTCTTTATATACCTTTTTGTTTGGACATACCAAATCTCTAATCCGTTCTATCATTTTAAAATCTTTTAATGAAATACATATAAAAATTCTTTCGCCATTCTTTGACAAACATCCATCTGTAATTATTAATCCTAATACGTATTTTTTAATGTAATCATCAATTTCTTCTCTAAAAAGACCAATATCTTCTACGTGCCTATCTTTTACCGAACATGATTTACAACAATACATTTGATTATTATGTCCTTTTTTAGGCTCAAACTTCTTTCCGCAATATTTACAACTCTTCTGCATATATGCACCCTCTCAATAAAAAATTAGGGGAAACAAACGTCTCCCCTAAGTATAGCATATATCTTTATCAGTTGAACGATAAATTTTTAATCTGATTGTTTTTCTTCCTGCTTCTTCTCAGGAACAAACTTCATAGACTCCATTACGCCATTCTCATCATTTAGAATAACACAATCAAGCTCATCATTTTCAGTCAAGTATACCATGTCTACATCAAACTCTATCATCATTTAAACTCTCTTCCTAGTCTAGACATTTCATTTTTCATCAAGCGAGCATCTTCTTCGCACATTTTAATATTATACTGTTTTTGAAACTCTTCCTCTGTTGCATCTTTCCATGCGGCAAGCTTCTTATCTACTACTTCTCTCGCTCTCTTTTTTATCGCGTCAAGACAAGCGGCATAATCCGTATCATCTAGATCATATTCCTCCACTTCCCAAAGGAAGTCATATGAACTAGGCTCTACGCAGTTATAATATTGAGCAGCATGTTCTGCTGCTTCTTTTGTAGCAAAATAACCAAGCGTGCATTCAGCGTCATAATCAAATAGATGAATCATATAAATCGACATAATTAATCCTTGAAACAGATGTTTATTTAATCTAAACCATTTATAATATCCCAAAATAGATATTCGTCTTCTTTACGAATCCAATCATTGTCAATTATAGCAGTGTCTCCGTTATATTTTAGCTTAACTTCGCTTCCCCAACGAAGAAGTTGAGGATAACTAATTGGCCTATTGACTAAGATTGCAGTTGACTTATCTCCATTTTTAGGCTGATACGCCCAGACAATTTCAGATATTCTATCACTATTTATTTCGTCTATAATGCCAACCCGAATAAGTCCGTCATTAAACTTATCTTCGCTAAGAGATTTTAAGAATTCTGATTTATTATTAATCATAGCCAAATCCTTATGATTCAAGAACTATAATTCCATCTGTTTTTTCAACATAGTCAACGTCACTTATGTCACGAATCTCATGTTCATCATATGGTTTATCATAAGTTGCCATAAATGTACATACTGAAACTTTAACATCAAAGTCTGGATATTTCAATAGCTCTTCTGCAAGCTCTTTCGCCTTCATTATAATGTATTCTTTCCTTAAAACAGGTTATAGAACAAGCCTGGTAGCGTTCTCTTCCACTTACCGTTTTTATACTCATAGCCATTCATATAAATCTTATCACCGATAATACTGACCGATGAGCGCTTTGAATTTGATGGGCATGTGGGAAGTTTTTTACAATCGATGTATACCTCGCCACCCTCTTGAACGATACAATGCTCTGTGTTCATTAAACAAACATCTCCTACACTCTAAAGAAACCGAGCCAGCAGCGGCATCGCGTTCCCTCTTTAATAGTACCGCCGTCAATCATCTCTTGGCTTACAGTATACCCATCTTCGATACCATCAATAGCCCAAGGGTTAGTCTCATATACATAAACCACTTGACAATAGAACCACTCAGAAGGATTTTTCGGCTTTCTAATCTTCTGCGTCTCTGTGTCTACGATATAGATATCGTTGTTTTTAATATCTTCACCAGCTATGTAATCCTTTATGACCCCACCATGGGTAAGAATTGGCGGCATTTTATCTCCTTAAAATCGCTGTCGCAGATTTAATACGATTGTTTTTGTCTTATCGTCTGCATACCCATCTACGGGACAGAAATGTAAGGACTCTGGACTACCCAAATCATGGCTGCAATTGTCCTCAAAATCATAATCCCAAATAAAGCTTGTGATTTCGTAATCTGGATATCCCATCATTAAGTTCATTAAATCTCTGGCAGTCATTACACTTTCTTTCTAAAAACCCTAAATTTAATTTCGTACTCTCGACCAGCTTTACCCTTGTTAATGGCTTCGCCCTTAAACTTTAACACGCCATTCTCTTCTCCGACATAGGTTACACGCTCTTGCATATCAGGGTTTGGATATTGGTGCGTCACTTCTCCATACTCACTGTTGAGGTCATGCCCATGCTCGTGGAATACAAAGTAAGAAGCGTCTTCAATGCTCTTAAAATAAGACGTTCTCAGTTCGTCCTTTTTGTATTCACCGATAACATCAACTACATAGACATACTTTTCAAAACTCTTGATAGTATCAATCATCTTGTTATCAATATAAAACGCAAGCTCTGTTTCTGGGTCTACGATACCATTTTCAGTATCATATTCAGGTGAAGATAGCTCAGCATGGATGTTTGTATTATCCTGCGACAACCACATTCTACCGCCATGACATGAACACATCTCCCACGCAATAGATACTGGCAGACAACCAGCCTTGACTACGACCTTATAGTATGATGCTTCTATAACATCAAAGCCAGCTTCTTCTGCTTTGATTATTATAGCAGACATAACCTTGTCTTTTTTAACTAAATCAAGAGTAGTCATTACAATTCCTTAATCCTCGTCTGGAAGGTACACATCAATCGTATATCCAGTACCATAATAACCATTGCCATCCGTACCATATACATCAAGCAACTCTGTTGTCATGCCGTCTGCGATAACGAAAATCTTATAGTGTTCATAATAACAATCATCCTCGAACTCTTCAACGAATTCAACGTTTGTAATTGCATTATTTACAGATGCAATATGCTCCAAATAATAATTACCAGACTCACAGCCGCCACACCCGATGTTTGGATTAATCTGAAGCACTACGCCGTTATCAAGAATAAGCGTGTCATTATTTTCATCTGCTACAATCTTATGACCAAGTAGAAGTTCCTCAATCTCTTTCTCATTGCATTCGTAAAGTGTTCTGTCTTTATGCATTGTTGCTCCTTATTACTCAATGTCCATACCTAGAATCTTACCAATCTCAAATGCTGCAAGACTTGTGCCACATTCAAACCCGTCTTCAAAGCAATCAAACGAGTTACCTTCTGAACGTTCATAAGTCCATTCGCAAGCGCCCGCATTGTAGTTTTCCTTTACCCAGTTTTCAAGCTGCTCAATAACATCAGGCATAATATCCCCTTAGAATAGATATTTTACTGCTTCATAAAACTAAGGATCCATGCAATTACGTCAACAGTCCAGCCATTGCCGATCGCCTTGACCCTGTTACTCCTAACCCAACCTTCTGTATACCCATCAGGCAGCGTTTGAAGGCGCTCTAGCTCAGTGCAAGTCAAACGTCTAATCGTATTGTCGTAATACACAGATGCATCGCAGGCACAATCAAGAGTAGATGACTTCTGCTTAATCACACGACCACGCCGAGTCTTGCTAGTCGGGAATGATAGATTAACGCCATCACCATTATGCGCTACAATATAACCCCTCTTAGTTGCTTGATTGATACGTAGCTCGCCATCAACTCGATTAACAATGGCAACAGCATTCTCTGGAAAGTATGAATCGAACATGATTCCCTTATGCTCAACCAATTCAACATCGGGATTGTCTTCAAGAATATCAAGCAGCTTAATACCATTGTCCTTTGGCTTTTCAACATTGGGGATATTAGTCCAATATGTACGCCAACGATTTTGTGCGCTCATAAGTTTACTGTTAATCTCAATAGGCTCAACGCCAAGCTTATCGGTGATAATATCTTTCCACACATCTTTCATCTTGACATTCTCAAATAGAAACAAGACATCTGGATTCTTTGTCTTAATGTCATTAAGAATATCAACGAATTCAAAAAATAGCTTGCTACGATCATCCTTGAAATTAAGCATCATACCAGCACGCGAGAAGCCCTGACAATTGTGTACAGCAATGCCGTCTACAGTATATGAATTATCTTCTTCAACCTCTAGATTGTATACCATAGCAGTATCACGACACGGCTCCACGCTTCTTACGCATCCAAACCAACCAGTATCAAGAAACATTGCACTACGAGAATCATGATAATACGATTGTTCATAAAGAGGTTTTTGATTTACAATCCTACCTTCAATCATACCATTTTCTTTTGTGTTAAGTTTATATGTACTTGATGCCATCCCAAGAGAACCAGCAATAAGCTTCATTCCAACAGTTAATCCTCTATTAATAGAATTCGATCTAACTCCATTGTCTCTATTGGTACCGTCTGCATCAATATATCCTTCAAACATCGCCTTACGAAATTCCACTGGCATACCAAGGCACCAATACGGGATGTTCTTGCCATCTGCATGAACTCCGAAATTGCCAACAATCCAGTCATATAGCTGAGTAGAAGAACATGTAAATCTCATAGTTGACCCGTTGTCGGTTCTACTAAAATATAAACCAGTTTCACTCAATTTCTTTTCAAGGTACTCTTCTTCCTCGTGTGAACAGCACACATATACTCGTTTTAAATTTGAATGAACGCGATTCTTTCTTTTGTGAACATTAGCCCATCCGTCTCCAAGCCATCTACCAACAAAGTAGAAAAACGCGCTAGTCATTTGGAAATCTTTAATATGTCCACAATCACTAACATTAAATTGTGCTTCATCAAATTGAGGAACTTCAGTTGGCTCTTCTACATTGCACACATTAAGCCAAAACTTGCTTTTCATGTCCTTTGCTTCAACCCACTCAGGTTCAGAAACAATTGACTTATTGCTCGGGTTTCCAGCTGTGTGCGCCCATTGCTTATGCACACTATAAAACGGATGATTTGGAGTGCATTCGATTCCAACAGAACCCTGACCTTTAAGCATGATTGTTTCAGAAAGCTTTGAACCAGTTGCAAGTACACGGCGTAAACGACCCTTGTGCGTCATTACCATGTCTCCAACTTTAATTTCTTCAATTGGAACAAAACCATCTTCACGTAGCACAAGCGCACCAGCTGGGAAACAAGGCGTGCCTGACAAAACCAAGTCGATATGCGGCAAATCCCATTCACGCCACTTAGTAATATCACCAAGACGAATAATACCATCGTGGTTCTTCTTAGAAATAGCAATGGCATTCTCGTCAATCTCGCTTGAAAAATACTTATTCACCTTGATGCCAGCGCGGTCAAGAGCGACCTTGCCACACGAAATACCATCACATAGATTTAAAACGTTAATACCATTGCTCACTGTATATCCTCCTACAAGTTAGGCTAGTTCATCTAACCAAGATAAATCTACTTCATCGGTCTTATTATTGCATATATCCTGACTAGTTACAACATCGTTTTTAGAATTATTACCGACATTATCGAATAAATCAATGCCATTCTTCTGTGCTTCTAGCTTATCTAGGTATTCTTTATATGGCTTATGTAGATTTGCACTGTATCCCATTAATGTCGAGAAGTAATACGACTGCGCTTTAACATCTTCCTCAGAATCCCAAAACGCGGCATCGCTCTTAGTCTCTTCGTAATCTTTCTCGCGCATGTTAATATCTTGAATGGTAGACACAATCGTATCAGTCCACTTATCAATTAACTCCTGTGTAAATGGAATAAACACATGACAATCTGTAATTACATATTTATCACGTACATCATCTGGCAATACATCAATGGTGTTTGTATCAATAAGAAGCTTCAGATAATTATCAACTTCGTCTTCCGAATACCCATCGGCTTTAAGCCACATCTTAACATTTGTCTTGAGACTGTCGCCAAGCTTATAGCGCTCTACCTGTCGCTCTTTTACTGCGCCATTCTTCTGATGATACTGAACGTTACAATACTTCAAGAAATTAAAACAAATCTTTATCTTGTCAAGTGGAATGCCAGCCTGTACCAAACCTAATCCATAGACAGTTAGCTGCCCTGAATGCTCTTCAAGTGTCTTGCCCTTGTACATAGAGCTAGTCTTAAAGTCTATAATATTATAACAGCCATCGTCATCCTTGAACAACGCATCGATATAACCGACAAATACATTATCACCAACCTGTGCAATTACAGGCTTCTCAATAAGCAGTTTATGCTCATACTTAATATGGTTTTTAAAGAAGATTTGCAGGTCTTCCTTGTACTTGGCCTTGATGCTAGCATCATGTTCTTCATCATTGCGGTCAAGCTTAAGGTCTGCAATGTCAATGGCAGTAAGCCAACCATCCTCGAACTGGTCAATCATATCTTCATATGAAATATCACCCTCATAAAATGCGTCAAGAGTGTCGTGCGCGATTGATCCCAAAGGCGCATATCCACAGTCCGTTCTATCTTCCTTCACGTGCTTGACGTATTTAAGATAATACTCGTACTTAGAAGTCATGTAGGTGTTTACGCGGCTCCATGACCATATACGTGATACGCTGTATTTTTCTTTGATTTTATCAAGTTCTTCTTTTGACAAACGCGCCATTAATACAACTCCTTTGTAATGTATTCAAACGGATAGTTATTCTCTAAACAAAACTTCTTGGCCTGTTTACGTTTGTTGAAATAGTATTTCTTTTCTGGAATGCAGACTTGTGTTTCTTCTGGTGCAATGCCTATGCGTGTGCCATACTTTTTTGTACTAAAAGAAATCTCTTTCTTTGTATGTTCTGGAATCGTCACAACATAAAACGTATCTAGCTCCATACCGTCTCCCTATACAGAAATAGCCGCTTTGTACGCAGCTATTATTATATCACAATATTAAATCTATTAGTAAACAACTCGAACATCTCTAGGAACAGCAAATAATGAAACGTCTTTCGGCAATACCACTACACCACTCGCTTTCATTTCACACAGCCGCTTTTGCATAGCGTTCATATCTGTTGCCGTCATATTCTTTTGGCATTTCACGATAAGAAGGTCTTCAGATTTCACGCGCTCCATAACGCTCCTTAAAAAATAAGTTTTATTCTTTGATAATTCCAATATTTTTTGTTGCTTCCAATTGCTATTTGGAATTAACATTTTTATTGGAATTATCAAACTTTTAAAATCACGATTTTAAAGCTTTTTTCGTCAACAAAACCGCAGGTCAGAGCGTTGTTTTAGCGCACTCTTTTGTCAATATCGTGCCATGCAGCGATATATCGGCAATCTCGCTCATCATACTGCCTAGACTCTGTAAACTTATAAAGATATGCGTTAATCGGACTGCCCATAGATACATATGCAGCTTCATTCCAGACTACACGGTCAACGAAATCAAGCGCGTCCTCGGCGTGCGTGAAATAATATACTCGCTGCTCCTGTTCATACCAAGGTTTGTCCTCGTCCTCGACTGTCCACCAATCAAATTCAAGTTTGTATATAGCCATATCAATTCCTCTCTATGAATCCTCTAACATCTTCAATGCGTTTGGCATCTCTGCAATGACGTCTTCAATCACATTGCCACCAACCAAGCCTTCAAGCTTATTGTCAACCATATTCTTAAGTTTAAACTTAAACTTCTTCATCCAATAATCTTCAATTACCGCCGTGATTCGATTGTACATAGTCCATTCTGGCTCATCGCAGCCTTCCATGTGATGAAGACAATAGGTATAGAATGTTTCGATATCTCCATCTACGTCAAACCATGTTAAATCCAATGCCATAATCTACACCTCTTTCTTTAGCCACCTACGGAACTCTCCCGAGCAATCATCGCATAAATCAAGCCTATCTTCTACACCTTCCCATAGGCAAAACCTATCAAACAATATAGATGTATAATGATAAAACCTTTTGCCAACATTGTATGGCACTTCTTTGCCACACCTGTCGCAAATTATAGTGCTTTTCTTACTCATCATAACCATCTTCCTCATACCATTTATCCAAAACATCGTTATGTTCTTCCGACATAAATGAATAAAATGTATATGAATCAAGCCCGTCTAGGTCGTTATTAAAACCTATACTCCACAGCTCATCGACATATGGCTTGCATCTGTCGCACTGATGAAACGTATACATCTCATTATAACAGACTAAGTTTTGGGCTTCGTATTCTTCGCCGACTTCAATCTTCTTGCCGCACATATCACACTTATGTGGTTTGCGAGCCTTCACACGGTCAATGCTTACAATTTCCATTATCACACCGCTCTATTTATTGATGTATATTCCTCGGCGCTCTATGATATCGTCCATTTCTTTATGCATTCTTTTGAACATACGAAAATCATTATCTCTAAATCCGCCATATGTTGAAGCATCACACATACCAATGAACTCATCTACAATGCCCATCATATAATATGTAATCTTCATAAATTCTTGGATATCATCTGTTGTCGTAGCGAAATTAGTATGCCATGAATTTAAGTCATCTGAACAATTACCACTCATATATAACATCCTTAATATAGTTCAAAAGAAGCGCAGGCATCGTCTTCGCCGCTAAAATAATCACAGCACTCAATACAATATCCCATGTCTGTTGCACAGATATCATCTGGAATTTTTGCGAACAGTGAACACTGCTTGCACTTCTTGTCGATATAATCCTCATCGCTATCCCACGGTGCGTAGGAATCTTGTTCCCAAGTGTAGTCTGGATAGTTACTCATACTTATAATCCATTTCATTCCAATGATAGTAGTCAGCAAGGAAGTCATACAAATCATCAACGGTCTTGATGACATAGTGTTTAGCTTCATTACCATACTCGCCGAAACTTACAGTGTTGTTCACTTCGCCGTATCGAGTCGTATTGATATACCATGCAATCCACTCATATTTGTCGCCAACAGAATCAATAAGTGTTTGGATTAGCGAGTTCTTAACGTGGCACTTATGACCATACTGATGATAGAAGTTCTCAACTTCTTTAATTGAATTCACTGCGGAAACAAAATCTTTTTTCGTAATCATTTCTGCCCCTTATTATCTAATCAGTTATTTCAACTTCATAACACATCATAGCATTATAACATTCAATTGTAATATTGCCATTATCAAATTCTTGTTTTGCTATTGATTTTATAATGCCTTCTTTATATGCTTTATATGCATTAAACGCATCATCAATCGTGTCAAATATTCCAAGATGTTGTGCGCCACCATAATTGCTGTCATGACATTGTGCTAGATATGTATTGTAATGCTTACGTCTTTGTACTCCAATAGGTAAATCACCTCTCTTTGCGTTGTCTTTAAGAAAGAGAGAATTTACTCGTTGCGGAACTAAAGAACAAAATTTTGGCGAATAAACTTTATTACCTTTAAGCAATATATCTTTATCTATATGCCAAGAATTATTATTAAGCCACCTATCAAAATTTGATTGAGAATGAATCCATTCATAAAAGTTGTCAAACAATAACCACTCTTCACAGCAGGTAACATCTTTATATGTTGGCTTTTTATTTTTATATCTGCTATCAAACGACCTTTGTATAATATTTCTCCATGCTTCGTATTCTTTTGTCCGTTTACTGTTTGACAATGTTGTCTTGTATTTATTTCCTAAAATACCAACACCGTAAACTGTCGGATAATATGGATTCTTTACGGTTCTATCAATAATATGATGATATTGACAATTAACAATGGCTCTATATTTGTCTTGAAATTCAATATCAACATCTTGATAACTGTTATATTTAATAACCTTCAGTAAGCAGCCTTGATTATTGATATGAACTTCGCCCTCACGCTCTTTTTTTGTTATTCGTGGCATATATTCTCCAATTAATTATTCTTTTATCAATCTAAATTTTTCGTTCCAAGCACCTACATCATATACCGTAGCACCATCATCGTCTTGCCAAACACGAGTATAATAAATGTGAAAGTCTCGTTCTCTACAGAATTTTTTAATTTCAGAATATGCATCGTCAGCCGTTGCAACATCTGCAATAGTTCGCTCATGCCCTCGGCTATTCTGAAATACGAGTTTCATTGTTTACCTCATTTCTTCTTAAGTCCATTTAGATACTTTTGATGTTCCGATTCATCATATTTAACTCGATGTTTAATAAGAAAATTATACACCTTATTTTCTGCATCAGCGGGAGCATCCTTATGCTTGAGCAAATTCCATCGATCCTTCACATATGATACATTCCTGATATGATAGAACTGCTCGCACACATATCGTATTTCTTCTATCGGCACATCATTGTCAAGGGCAATGATAACCTCGTCTACATTTAACCCAATAACAATACGTCTCTGCTCTTCGCTTAGTTTCTTTCCCTGAAGCGCAACGCAAGTACCATCATTATGCGAATATCTTTTAAGAACAGACTTTTCAGACTCGCAAATAACTACAGTTTTCTTATCCTCAATCTCTTCTCTGTTCTCCCAAAGGCCATAAAGATTAAGACTTTTTCTATATGAAGCAGTTAGAAAGTATTTACGAATTCCCAGTTCTTCATAATTCTCAACCGTAGTTCTTTGATTAAAGCCAACAAGCGTACCATCAAGCCAATATCTAATAGGAATAACTACGCGATGATATTTATATGAATAGGCTAATCTAAACTTTTTAGCAGCCCAAGGCATGATGCCCTCTCGCAGCCAATCAATATAGAGCAAAGGTACATAATCGTTGATAGCTTCTTCGCTGATAGCCTGTATCTCCGATACATCTACTATTGCCCTATGTCTATTAATAGCGTTCTCAAATACAGCAAGTGGGTCTGGTTCTTCTTTCTTTTCTTCTTTCTTATATGGCGTTAATTCAAGTCCGAGAATGTTATGAAGATATTTAACAGCATCTACAAATGAACACTTCTTGTTATATTGAGTAAGAGAGATAATATCTGATACATCATCAAACTCATTCTCACGAGTCCAATTATGGATAAGAAGGTGCTTGGTATTATATACATTAACAGCGCCAGTGTTATCGCCATTATAATTAGCCGCTGAATAAAAGTTTTTAGAGGAGTGATATTTAATTGACTTACAACCAATCTTCTCTAGAACAAATTCAACTTTATTATTATTGAAGATATATTCCTTCAGAGAAGTTGTATCCATCTAAATATCACTCCTTTCGCGCTCGGTCACTTATTAAAGTATAGCACAACCGCATATAACATTAATAGTAAAATTAAAAATCTTGAGGTATGTTACAGTATCCAATGTCCTTATATGTATTTGTACTAAGGTCGCAGCTTGATACAACTTGATGTCCGCCGCTAATACCAAACCTATTCTTACATATAAAAGTAATCATTGGATTGTCATCCTTCTTTAGCTTAATGGCGATTTTTGATTTGCCGTCTTTGCCATCTGGACGATAACCGATTACCTCTTTTGATCCGCCTTCATACTCATCTTCATATGGCCTGCGCATCATAAGATTTACGCTCATAACATCTACAATAGACTTAGCCTGACCAATCTCATTGTTAGTAAGATAGCGCATCTTTAAGCTACCCTTGCCAAGCTGATACGTTACAAACAGTCCAACGTTTTTGGCAGACGGCTTGACAACATCGTAAAGAGTAACCATATCTCGCATCATAGATTTATATATCTCATCTGTTTTAGCATCAAAACTCTCTTTGAGTGTATCAAGAATAAATACGCGCACGCCAAACGCACTTGAATACTTCTTAATAATCTTAATAACTGTATTAACAGAATATCTTTCAAGCGGAATAACAGTCAAGATATGTTCATCTTTCTGCTGGTCAATCCAATCAGCGCACTTCTTTAGCAGGGCAATTGTCTCACCATCAAATCCGCCGTCACGAATTGTACGTTTATGAAGCTCTTCATGGAAAATATTATTGGCTACCCAGATTAAAAGCTCTTTACGAATACGGCGTTCATCTTCCTCGTTGATACACATAACCACCTTTTCGCCATATTTCATAGCAGAAGGGATAATCCAGTTAAACGCCATATTAGATTTGCCGCAGCCACTTCCTGCACCGAGTCCATAAATATTGCCATTAAGATTAAATCCGCCAACTTCCGCATTAAGCAAGTCGGCATTGTAGAACGGCATACCAGCTTCGCTGCACTCATTAAGCTCTTGAATAAACTCATACATACCATCAAATACATTGACACTCTTAATGCCAGCAGATGAATTTGCAAAGATATGATTTAGATATGCTTCATGCTCATTATAAATCTCTTCCTCAGACATATCGGCATAATCAGAAAGCCTATCTTTTACAGGAAATCCCTTTTCACAAAGCTCTCTTACAGCATCCCACTTATGCAACTCAGATACATAGCCGTCAAGATTCTCTTCATTGACATACCCCATAGCGGCAGTAATAGTATTATAGCCACCATACTCAACATACTTCTCATTAAGCTTTGGATGCTTATTGAGATACATTCCTATTGTAATATCGTCAAGAGTATTCTTGTTCTCAACAATAATAATGTCGTGTGCAATTTGCCAGAATACTTTCCATACATTACTTGTAAATGAACTTAAATCAATGTCGGTATTATACAGCCGGTCTGGATCTTTATATAGAATAGCAACAACATTTGCTTCACATTGAAGTTTATATTCAGATACCTTTTTAATAGTCTCTACCTTTTGCTGCTCAAATACGCTTAATTTCTTTTTATTTTTTTCCGCCATATATCAACCAACCCTTACCATAGGTCATCGAGCTTCTTAGTGTTGTTTGTTTTCTTTGCCTTAAACATATTAACATAGTTAGCAGCATAACTGACATCAGATTTTACAGCTTCTTCTTTTACTTTCTCTACATTTTTCATACGGATATATACCGTATTGATATTGTTCTCTACAATTCTCATAATATAGTTAAACTTTGCAGACTCATCTTTAAATGCAATGCGTTCAACTGCACGCCCAATATCAGGCATTGAATATTTAAATGTGTTTAAAATAACCTTGTAAGAATAGTGGGCTTTATCTTTAATCTTTTTATTTGCCACTGCTTTACCGTCAACAAGACCCTTTAAACGCAATACAATGTATGGTGTCAATGATTGGTTCTTATCGTAGCCCATTACTTTTGAACGCACATACTCATAAAGCTCGTCCCAATCTGCAAGCTCTTGCTCTGTCATTTTTTTCTTAGATGTCTTAGCCACGGCGGAACCTCCTTATACAAAACTGCCCACGACTGTTATGTCATGGGCAGAACATTCAAGTCAATTAATTATCTAGCAAATTCAAGTCGATATACTTGTCTTTCCAATAAACAAAGTCTTTCCACTTTACATGCGGAATATTTTCGCCAGACCAGTTTGCAAAGCTCTGCCACTCTTTATTGCTCTCATTATAAGTTAGGCCAATACAAAACCCAAATGTACCAACTCGAATATTTGGGAAAATCTTTGCAATCTCATCAGTTTCATGAAAGCTGCTCAGCTTGCCACAAATAGGACAATAACTTACATAAGTATCACGCCATTTGCCAGCCACCTTATCATACGACTGAATAATTAAATTCTTATATTCATGTTTATGATTAGACTTCTTAGGCTTTTGCTTCTTCGTCTTCTTTAATGGCTCATTGGAAGCATCGTCTGAAATATACTCATACTTGTTTTTCAGGAACTCTTGTTTAAGGTCGGAAGACATATAGACTCCTTTCGCTGAAGTAACATTCCATGAAGATATACTAGGAAAGAATAATGCCGTTCTTAGCCTTATTAATCTTACGGCGTAGCTTGCGCATAATGCCAACATTCTCGGAGTTCTTGCCCCTACGGTTAAGTAGCATCTGATAGCGCTGCTCCATGACCTCAATAGACTGTGCCATAATCAAACCTTTCTTTAGTACGTACAACCATGCTACATTTTTTCTATATTTTGTAGCATGGTTATACATTATATCAGAATTACTCAGAAATTAGAGCGAGAATCTTGTTTGCGTCCTCGACATTATCAATGGACTTGGGGTTGTCATACCCAAGATTCTTGACGGCTGCAAGAACTGGCTTAATCTTTGCAATGTCAGACTTGTTCTCAGTAAAGAAATCAACAATCTGAGCAACTACATCATCCACAGCAGCCTGAGACTTAGCCTGCTCTTCCTGCTCGGCAACGCGCTTCTCAAGCTCCTTCTCCTGCTTAGCCTGCTTCTTCTTGGCTGTATCAAATGACACGCCAGACTTAGACTGTTCAGACTTAATTGCGTCTGTAAGAGCCTGAATAAATGCGTCTGCATTCATATCAATCTCTGGAATGATATTGGCGAAACGAGAACCAGAATCGACAGCGTAGTTATCGTCACGGAACTTAATCTTGCGAGACTCCGATGCGACCTTATTGACAACCTCGTCCTTCTTAGTCACAGCATTCTTACGACCAGTCTTCTCCTTGATAACATCACGGTCAATATATGCTAGACCAAGGAAGTGCAGGTTCTTCTTGAGCGCGTTAAAATAATTCTGCTGCTGATCTGAAGTAAGAATCTGATAAGACTCACCAGAGACTACATCAGAAATCTCTTTCGTCTTAACATGCCCGATGATAATAGAAGCAACTCCAACATTACGAAGTCGAGCCATCATATCAAACATAATCTCAATGGCCTTCTTCTCACCGCGACCATAGCCAGACCACGCCTGATTAATGCTCTTTACACACTTCTCGGCATGTCCGCTATTGCGGCACTCCTTGTTCCACATATCGATTGACTTCTGTTCCGCAATGTCAATCAGGTGGTCATATGTATCGAAAATTACCGCCTTAAGATTGGGATACTCGCTAGTCTTATTCTCGATAATATCCTCACAAACATCAGCTAGACCAGCGCTGTTTGTAAGCTCATCATAATCCATATCCCACTCAGGACAGTTAATATAGTTAATTCCCTGAATGGCATCGGCTCCTCGCTCAGTGCCACACTCTAGGAACAGATAGCCGTCATCGCCTGCAAGCTTCTCACAAACCTCTTTCATAAGGGTGGTCTTACCAACTTTAGACTCGCCAAGAAGACAAATGTTATATGCAAGAGGATCTAAACGCACATTATTTTTCTTACCAAATGCCATATGTATTCACCTTTCTAAGATGTTAATTGAGAATGAGCGGGAGAGTTCAAACTTATCTCTCCCGCATATAACCTTAATAGTATATATTATTTACAGGGAATCAAGCCAAGACATGTCCGAGTCATCTGAAGGCTTCTCATCAGTATCAAATGGTGCATCCTCATCGTTACCAATGTTAATTACAAGCTCATCCTCTTCATACTTATCATCAAAGATTTGGACAACAGGAGTATTGTCATCGCCAACAAGCTTAATCACTGGCTTCTGAAGAATCATACGGCGCTCACGAGAGCCGCTTGCACTACACTTGGCAAGTGCTTCCTCCTCAGAATAAATACCCATATCAATTAGATCCTTGATATCATCGGGAACATCATCCATTGTTGCGGTAACAGTAGCTCCGCCTTCAACAAAGATACCATCAAATGTTACCTGACGAACATTCTTCTTAATCTTAAAGAGCTTATCATAAACCTTCTTGCAAAGTTCAGGCTTAGTGAAGTCCATTGGAAACTCGAACTGCTCTGTGAACGGATACTGACCATTAATCTCAGTACCGTTAAGCTCACTCACATAATCAAGAACACGAGCATTCACATACATAACGCCCTTGTCCTTGTCAACATCCTTAAGGCTTGCAGAATCCTTATCAAGAAGAACAGACTGAGTGAATCGAGCATAGTACTTAGAAGGCTCATCTGCGCTGCTAAGAACAATGCTCTGAATAGTCTTACGAACCTGAACGGTATCATTGTACATACTATACTGCAAACGACCCTTGACGTTTACGATCATGCCGTCCTCAAGATGCTCCTGAGCATAGGCAATGGCATCATACTCGCTAAGGAAGTTCTTATAATAGGTCTTTCCAGTCGTAGTCTTCTCAAGACCGACAACGATGAACGAAAGGTCGCCGACCTCATCTAGAATCGTATCATCAAAGCGGTCTTCCCAAGCAACAGTCATCTGCTTAGAAAAGTCATCATTGCCGTTATCGTCCTTGCCGTGGGCATAGATAATATTCTCGCGGTCTGGGGAATATCCACCAAACATCTCGGCGCGTACAGTACCATACTTCTCACCGCAGTCAATGTTAAGGCCCATAGAATTATAAACCCAAGAACTGCGCTCACTCTGCTTATCGATGGTAAAGGTATAATCATTTACCTTTGCAGCGCCAACTAGAACAAAGCTTGACTTCCAGTCAGTCTTCTTAATGCCACTCTTCTCATTTGCCATCTAAGATACCTCCGTATATTTATTAAGGCATATAACATTAGTTATTATATCACAAGTATAAACTAATCTAGTAGATAATCTAAAAATTTTTTACATTAGCCTACATTAGTTTTACATTAGTTTATTACGCCATCAAATGCTGACATGCAACATAGTCGATAAGCTCGTCAAATGTATCGCACATGCGCGTTGTACACTCAATCAACCAAGGATGCAGCTCAACGTTATCTTCGTTCAATCCAGCAACGGGAATACGATTCTCCTTGGCGATAGCGAGTTCCATAGCGCTTCCGATTGACGAAGGAGCGTTGAAGTTCACAATAACCAAATCTGACTTGCGAACATTGTAAGTCTCAAGCTCAAATACCTCGCGCTCACTCTTGTGAATTTTATCATCTAGAGTGTAGTGCATCAGTGGGTTAAAGAACACGGGCATATAATCATACCCATAGAAATTAATGCTCTCAAGAATCTTAGTACGCACATCTTTGCGCCACTGCCACTGCTCATCACGGCTGAGTCCGCTTATGCCGCCAGCAAGATAAAGCAACTTATTTTCCATTGACACCATCCTTAACAATCTTAAACATATCGGCGATATCATCCATCAAATCATATCGCTCAGTAGACACAGAACTCTTAGCAAACTGTTGGTTAACAGCATCTACATACATAGTGAACGACCCATCATCGCCCATATAGAATTGAGCGTAGTCTTCCTCGCTCATAAGGCGCTTAGGCTCAAGCTGATTAATTGCAAGGTTGTCAAAGCTAATGCACTTGAACCAGCCATCGTTCACCATCTTAGGTAGCAGGTCATAGAACTGTGCCTTTAGATAATTAATCTGACTACCGCACTCATCATATAGAGTTTTGCCACGCCTAAACTCCTTGTATCCAAGAACGAGAATCTTCAAATCGTTATTGGCAAGAGCTTCTAGACCATCCATATGTACGATACCGTTGATAACATGAACGACAGCATTCGGGAACTGCTTGATTGCTTCAATGCAGTTCTCATGACGGCCACCGATATATGAAATACCAAGACCATAGATTAGTTTTTTATCCGTAAGCTCTTTCAGCAAATCAATATTCTGCATAAAGTGCATTTGATTCACCGTCATGCTTGCGATAATCTTGCGCTCTTTAAGACGCTCAAGAAACTCAATCAAGTCTGGATGCGTCAAAGGATTGCCACCACCGATTGCAACTTCACTATAGGGAAACATGGTGTCGATAAACGGAAGGTTCAGGATATCTCCATGCTTCCCATCTGGCGTTGAGTTCTCGTGACACATATTGCACGCCATATTGCACTTGTTGGTAATCTTAAGGTCGATAGACTCAGGCTTAATTGGGTTAAATGAATCCTTGTCATTCCACCTTATTTTAGTGCCGTCTGAGAACATGGTTACCATATAGTCGTTATTCTTGTAACTTCCAAGAATCTTCATTGCATCTCCTAGCGATACCCGTAGGCTCCAAATACAATCATCTTATCGCCAGACGGCGTTGTAAAAGATGTCTCATACTGTTCTAGCTCATCATTATATCTACACCAATCCTCATATGTATAGATACCTAGGTCGTACAGTCTTGCATCCTCGCGTCTTGACTCTACTTCTTCATCATCGCTATACTCCAACATGTCAACATCGACAGGAGTATACCATGTCTCGTCTTTATACTCATCTTCATAATACTTTGCGTACTTTTCGATAGCCTGCTTCACTGCTTCTTTATCATAGATTCCGCTTCCAACACCATCATCAAAACAATGATTGAAAGAATAGCCATATCCATCTCCATCAACAAAATAATATTCACCATTATGACTCGAAACCCATTTATTAAAATCATCTTTCGTCATAATACACAGTGAGTGTGTTGAGCTTGAATTAGTCTCGAATACACCAGCGCGAATCTGAATCATTGTACAACACCTAGTTTCCCTTATAGAAGTATTCGTACTTCTCTTCATCGTGATTGGGATTTGGCTCTTCCCAGCTGTTGTGCCAATCGGTATCCCATTTCCAAATAGTAGGCTCTGCGGCATTGCACATCATGCCACCATCGTCATTGTCATTGCCAGTATACACATGACTATCGCTAAAGAGATAGCGAATCAGCATATCATCATTGTCAAGCACGGCATGTACAAATTCATATGTATCGTATCCGTGGTCGATATAACCGACATCAAGCTCGTCCCACTCATTTCCATCACCATAATCATAGTGAACAGTCTTAGGCTCTTCAAAGGTATAAGTGATATTATGAGAATCGAGAATATCCTTTAGCTCATTGAGAAGCCCGTCTTTGCCACTGTGGTCAAGCTCATAGATTGCCGTGTATAGATAATCCGCTACATCAACATCGTCATTCTCCCAGCCGAACTCCCCGAAATGAAAGTCAACATGACAACCATCTGCATTAACAGGTGTCTTTGAGATACAAATACTGTGCGTGCTTGAACTGTTAGTCTCAAATACTCCACTACGAATCTGAATCATATTAATCACCATTCGTCCCAAATACCATAGTCTTCATTCCCATACCTACGAAGTTCATCTTCCTTGTGGGAAATCTTACAGCATGTATATGATACCACAATTGCCGCCACTCCCACGATTGCAATTACCGTCATGCTACATCCTCCTCATTTTCTCCATCAAGTCTATCGCATACATTGCCTACAACTTCAATGATTAAACCAATATCTTCGCCAAAGCTGTAATACTTAGAGTGCTCCCAATCAAACATGAAATAAGCAGCACGCTCTTTGATATATGCAACCTCAACAGTGATTGTATCGCCATCTTCATGTCCCTCTGGCATATCAACCGCACAGATATCGCCTTCATATAGCTCGACACCATGTTTATCCACAATTCCTAGGCTTTTGTGGAATAAGTACCTATCTTCAGGCAATTCCTTCAATTTTCGCCATCCGAACACAGCGTTTCCGCAGGTCAGAAGCTTGTTTTCTCCGCATGAAATTAGAATTTTATCGGGATCTGCCCATTCACGATTTTTTAGATCGAAAACCCTATACGACATATAAAAACTCCTTTAGTGTGCGGCCTTATCTGCTTCATGTAGAATCATAACACACTGCATGAAGTAATCGCCCCACAATTTTTTATATTTGTTATACATCTTCTCGTTGTTATCCCTCTCCCACACCCAAGGTTTCATGTGATTTGAGATAAGCGCTGAAACAAATAAGGAACTGATGCCAGCAACATATGTAAAGAACAGGCTGTCATATGCACCTACATGTTCATGTCCATAATAGTGGGCTATGTCTGTAGTTTCGCCTTTGTTATTCTTAAATGTCTTACAAAATGGCTTGCCGCAATCATGGATTAGCGCTGCATCTATTATGGCTCCAATTGAAGCGTGATGGAACCAATCGCTGCCATATAGCCAATACGCAGCCTTCATACAATGCACACCAAGAGTTGACTCGTGGTGCAGATTATCCTGATTGTAATTCTTATAATCTAGCGCCCAAGACATTGGAAGTAATGAGCCGTTGCAGCTACCTTTCCAATACTCAATGCTAATACGATCAAAGCCTTCGTAATGATACGGGGTGTCAAAGCTTTTATACATACGCTCAATGACATAATCTGGCACACGTTTGTCTCTGCTCGCATTATTCCTTAGACATTGCTCATATGGAGTGGCGGCGATAATACATTCTTTCCGACAAGGGATACGCTTTAGTTCCTGTAGAAAAGCAACGCGCCTTTTAGAGCTTAGATTGCAAGCATCATAAATAACATTATTACCTTCTTTTAATGCTGTCTTGATGCGCTTGTGTAGCTCTATGAACAACTCATGATTATGAGTCTGTTCGTTGACATCTACGTAAAGTTCTTCTCTTAATGCATCTGAGCTGAATACAATATAATCATTTTCCTTGGCTAGATTATAAGCGATGGTGGACTTACCACTTGCGGGCAAACCCACCATCACCACTAGCACTGGCTTTGTGCTAGTCTCCATTTATTCACCAGCTTTAAGCAAAAATTTGCGGGAGACGTTCTTAAACGATTTTTGTCCGTCCTGACTACGATACACAAAACCCTCACGTAGACACTTCTTATTGATTACACTCTTGCCATCGGCAGACTGCTTGAATTCCTCGAAACCATCGGCGTTAGGCAGGATATAGTTATCATCAATAATAGGCACGAATGGAATATCGTACTCAGCTAGAACCTTCTTTGCTTCAACGGAACCAAGGCGCTCACCATCAAAGATTAGATTGAAGGCGGCAAATCGGCGCTCATCAAGCTTGTACTTATTCCCCTGTACGGACTCTCCATATGTCTCGCCCTGTAGGACAACATGCTTGTGGTTGCGCTTCTTTGCAATGTCCTTAAGAGCATCCTCAACATCATACTTGAAAGCCATTTCCCAGTAGACATTTCCGATACCAGACATATCGGAAACAAAGTTCTTCTGATCTGCATCCATCTGGCGGACATTGCGCGAACACACGCCGAAATCAGGCTTACGACCAGTCAAGTCAAGGAAGAACGTAGTAGAAGTACCATCAATCTTCTCAGTTACTACGTAAGGATTCTTGTCTTCGAGCATGAACATAACATTCTCGATGCGATCCTCATCTGTTTTCTTTACCCATACAGGCCAATTCTTAGGATTGTCTTTCTTACAACCAAAGAAAACAAACAGCAGCTTGCGACCCCATGCACGCTTCATAAGCCACTTCCACCACTTCTTCTTGGCGAGCTTAGCGTTGCGTGCGCACATGTTATTGTACTTGGCATTGGGATTAGACTTAGCCTTACGGGCATTATCCTCTGCCACATAATACTTAATACCAAGCAGATTTGTCACGTCCTCGTGAACGTCCTTATCCTTAATTTCAGGGAACACATCAATGGGCATGAGAAGTCCAGCAGAATATACCTTGCACATCTTAATGGTCTTAACCTTGTAATGCTTCTTCTCAAGGAATGCAAAGCGCTCATCATTGCTAGGAACAAGCGAATCAGTCTCGATATACAGAGCCTTATCGCCTACCTTAAACTGATTCTTCTGGACGATAATCCACCAACCGCCGACACGTGCATGTTCAACACGGTCATAGTTTGGAATAGGCTTAATCTCCTCAACGATAACTGGATAAGCCAATGCACGCTCGCCATTTACTAGCATATCGTAACCTTTCTACTCTAGTAAACTTGTTGTTATCATATTATAGCAACTGTTTTAGTTTCAAACACGCCAAAGCAACTGATTTAGTTGCTGTTCCTTATAATCTTCATAATCTTTACTACTTTTTCAACAACATAATCAATGGCTTCATATGTAATATCAGAAGAAATCGTAAATCTAACAGACCTTGCAGCCTGTTCATCCGTCAACCCAAGAGCCTTGAGAACATACGATGGCTTCTTTGAATGACTATTGCAGGCAGAACCAGCACTGCATTGAATATCATCTAGGTCAAGCATATACAGAAGTTCTTCCGAGCCGATACCTTCAGGCAACATTACATTAATGTTATTTGGTAGCCTATGAACAGAAGCACCATTCAGCTTGCAGCCATTCCTTGTAAGCTCGCTGATAAAATAATCACGCTTTACAGATAGCGCCAGCTTGTCTTCCATTTCCTTAGATGCGAGTTCAACGGCTTTCGCAAAGCCGACAATACCAAAGCAGTTTTCAGTGCCCCCTCTGCATCCAGCGTTCTGACTGCCATAGATAATGGGCTGAATCTCAATGTCTTTTTTCTTGTATAATAACCCAACTCCTTTAAACCCTCCTTCCAATTTATGCGCCGATGCACTTAACATATCAATACCCATAGCCTTAACGTCAATAGGAATCTGCCCAAATGCTTGCGTTGCATCTACATGAAGCACGCCACCATACTTATGAATAACATCTGAGATAGCCTTAATATCTTGGATAGTCCCGCATTCGTTGTTGGCAAGCTGAATGGACACAAAGATATCATAATAATTAGGCTCTTCGCGGTCTTTAAATACAGACTCAAGCTGCTCCATGTTAACAAAACCATCTTTGTCAACATCAAGATATGTTACATCACAATAATAAGTTGCATTACCAAAACGCTCCATAGCATCAACGCATTCCATGATTGACTTATGTTCAATCTTGGTCGTGACAATTGAAGTAGTGGAAATATCCATAACGCCAGCAAGTAAATAACCCTGAATGGCCCAGCAATTTGATTCACTTGACCCTGATGTAAAGAAGATTTCATCTGTATCGGCGTTGATAAAACCAGCAATGGACTCACGAGCATTATCAATTGCACGCCTGACCCTTATTCCATCAGAGTAAATAGAAGATGGATTATAGAAGTCATCTGTTAGATACGGCATGGCTGCTTCAAGAACTTCTTTGTTCGGCTTAGCTGTTGCTGCTGAATCGAGATACAATTGCATACATTAACTCCTTAGCAATATGGAGAATAGTTCCGACTAGTATTCTATCAGAATACATATTATCAAAACCATTCTCCATATAATCTATATGTATTCTATTGTTTAGCACCAAACTTTGTTGGAGTAATCATTGCGATAAGGATTGTAGTAACGGTGGCGGCGCTTATAGTGTGCTAAGTCATCGAGATAATCATCAACATAATCTAGATAATCATTGTAAGTCTGAATGAGCTTATCCCAATACTCGTCATCCTCATACTTCTTATCCGTGTGCTTTGGCTTCTCGTCCTTCTCGTCCTCAGCGTCATCATCATCGCGGTCAAACAGGTCGCAATTCTCGCAATCGCCATCGCACTCTAGGTCATCTGCATCATCAGTCTTATCATCATCAAATGAAACACCATCCATATACAGCTTATTCTGTAGCAGATAACCCTCAAGCTCCCAAAGCTTCTTCTCGATATTCTTCATACAAATATCGACACCCATATCCTCGTCATAGTTGGCAGGGTCAACGCAAGAAGAGGATTCAACGATTACAAATCCATTGGGCAGCTTACATGCCACAATGGTACACTTATCAAATGCGGTAGTGATAGCGATATCACAACTCTCCATAAGTTCATCTACAACAGCCTGAGTTACAGCATTCTTTGTACGTGCCATAATAAATCACCTTTCTATTGGCATATAACCTTAATTATAAGACAGAAAATCAATAGCTTTTGTGCCGAGTCTTTCCACAGTCCTAGTAACATTCTGTCTTGTACAATCCATTGTATCACTAATCTCTTGATGTGTCATCCCATTTAATAGACATGATAAAATATATTTTTCATTATCGTTTAAGCTGTCGGTAAATTCTTTGACCATCATGTTACTGATAATTCTATCATCAAGATCATAATCAATCAAATTTTGGTTAATTTCTTCATCAGAAACACACATGTTTTCATATGAATAATAATCTGCCAATTCCTTTTCTTCGTTTAACAAATAATATGGGTTCGCATCGTTAAGCGCACCATCAATGATTCTATTCATTTCATCTGTCTCGCCATTAGAAAACTCTCTAAGTTTATATTCGTTTTCCAATAACCATTCAATAGCTTCCAATGAACAATCGCCAACGTGGTCACACTCATAATCTGCATCTGTTATCTCGATATCAAGACAACCATAAAAACCATAGTAGCGATCATCGCTCTCTACTGTCTGTTCCTTAAATGGCATTTCCATATATCATATTCCAACTTTCTTTCAATCTATTTACATCACAAAGAATCTTCCATCAGAAAATTCTGTTTTATTCTTATGATATTATATCAGAAAAGTAACACAAATGGAACTCTCTTCACAAAATAATTACACATCAAGTTGGAGATAGCTATAACCATCACTATCAGTATAATAGATATTCTTTATTCCAAGGTCTTTCAGGGCGTTCATACAAGCAGGACATGGCTTAGCAAGTCCGTACCCAAGTTTAGTGCCACGAGAAATTCTATACACATACACCTTAACTTTAGACCAATCAATATCTATTCCAACAGTGTATGGTATTGATGAAATCGCCGCTATCTCGGCATGGATACTGTCATTTATATAATTACCGCCAACGTTATTAAACGTCCTGTATTTACGGTTGTATTCTTTTTGCATTGGATGAGATTTATCGTCATTCTTTCCGCGTCCGATGATATGTTTCTTATAGACAATTACTGCACCAGTGTGAAACCTTTTGAATTCAGATGATTCAGCTTCCATACGTGCTTCATTGAACATACGTATATCAAACTTAGAAAAATTCACGATAAAACCTTTCAATAAATATCTAATCGTACAAGCGATTTGCTTTTCTTGCTTTATTGTATTCTTCCATTGGGTTATAACCATCAGAGCATTCGTGTGTTAGATGCCAAGAGTTACACACATTGCATTTGTATGGGCGAAGAACCTTTTCCTTTTTAACAAACAAAGTCTTAGCCGCACATAATGCATCATATCTACATGAATATTTTTTCTTTGACTTACATGTATTTATATTCTTATATCTAACATGAATAAAATGAGAACAAAGAAAGCTCTTATCATATAGCTTTGTCGTATCTTCAATCATTGGACGTGTATCATTGTAGTATCCGCAATCTACCTTGCTGCCACGTTCTTTGATTCTATTTTGACACACAGTACAAATGAAAGTAGACACTTGTTCTCCTTATTTGCCGTCAACCTACATGGATATTATATCATGTTTACATAAAAAAAGAGGGCGCACCTTTCAGCACACCCTCTCTACATATATTAAACACTATTGCTTTCGCATTAAGCTTTCAATGAACCTGTCATTTACTTGCACATGACCGAAGCCATCTGTCTTTCATGGGCGATCCGAAGAATTTCCAAGGCATTTGTGTTACTTTCCAGTGTTCACCATTGGCGTAGAACCTTCTGGAACAACAACCAGATTGCCTTCCTTGCCAACATCCTTTAGCGCTTCGATATAATGCTGCTGCAACACCTGCTCGTTAAGGCTCTGCGCGAGAACAGCATTTGCATCTGCTTCACCCTGAGCTTCAATCTTCTTAGTCTCAGCCTGAACCTTGGCAGTCTCCTGCTCATTCTGCGCCTTCTGCTTTGCCACCTCAGCTGCCTGAGCCTGTGAATAGCTATCGGTAATAGACTCAGGATAGCGTACATCCTGTACGCTTACCTGCTCAACAGTAAGGCCAATCTTATTCCACTTCTTAGTCAGCGCATCCTGAACAGCCTTGGTAAACTGCGAGCGATCAGTCAGCATGGTAACGGTATCGAACTTACCAGAAACCTCACGGGTAACAGCGCGAACATCATTGGAAATATACTTCTCAACAAAGCTTTCCTGCGTGCCATACTCAGAATAAAGGCTAAGCGCTGAATCTGGATTCAAGCTATAGTTGACCTGAATATCCACGTTGGCACTGGCACCAGACTTATCATTGATTGATACCTGCTTACCCTCATATGAGCCACCATCAACCTTGTAATCGGTATCGCCATAGAAATTGATAAGATTGTTGCGTACATCATACGTAATAACATCTTGCCAAGGCATCTTGATATGGAAACCAGCTTCAGAAGTTGAATCGGCAAGAGAACCACCGAGATTACGAATTACGCAAACCTCACCAGTGTCCTGTGTATAGATGCAAGAATCACCGATAAATGCAAAGGCAAAAACAATACATACTACTGCAACGCCACGAGCGCAAGTGTGCGCAAATTTTACAGTCTTAATATCCGTCTCGTTTTTAATATATGACTTCCCAAGAATATTGGTGTCCTCGACAGGTTCGGGAATCTTTGTGCGAATATCAAAGACAATGAATGGAATTGCAATAAGCAATGCAATAATTCCGACAACAAACGTTATCATACCAACCCTTTCTACGTACAACATTCAAACAAAAAACAGGATGCGTATTCACGGCACATCCAGAGGGTCTGTTTTCGGTGTTTCAGCTCACCAATTACTCCGTGAAAGCACTAGCTTATCTCCTAGCTAGAAGGCTCGCTATCCTCTCGAATAGCTGTGCGGCGTTGCCTATTCTACCGCGAAAGATTTTTTTCGGGAAAATCTTGAAAACCACTGCCAATAGGGGCAGGAAATTACAAGGCGGAGTAATTCGGATCCGACCCGAATGCTTATAATAAGCACGTTTTGCTTAGCAGGCAAACCCAGCTCCCCGCTGGTTATCTACTCCGAACGTAGGGTGTGTTACCGACTACACCATATGTCTTTTGTAAAATAACATAATCATAAGTACATGGCTACTTATTTTCCGTCTGTACTGAGACATATCGGGAGTCGAACCCGAGACAGTTTCGCCGTCATCATCCATGAGAATCTGGCTTTATCGTGATTATATCCACGCCCCCATTGTTATATAATGTCGACTATGACAACCTATTGTTAATATGTTATGATTATACCACATTTTTATATGTTCTGTTATGGATAATTAATCTAATAACAGAACTACCGACATTAAACTTTCTTGCCAATGCCGCACCACCAAACTCTTTATTTCTTGGTATATAATTTTTTCTAATATATTTAACCTGTTCCGCTGTTAATTTTGCCGCGCCGCTATCGGCTCCGCTTTTAGCTACTGCAAGCCCGGTGTCATATGCGTGCCTTGAGTTTTCTTGTGGTGTAACCCACTCAAGATTATAAGCATTATTGTTTAACTTATTGCCGTCTTTATGATTGACATGATGTTTTCCTTCTTCATAAGGAATAAATGTTTCAGCAACAGCTCTATGTATTTTAAATATCTGCTTGTCACAACGGCTACCAAGAGACACGCACACTTGATAATATCCTTGCTTATTCTTATATGTCTTGTATTCAGTTCCAGTTCTAACGTTTCTTAATTTTCCAGTATTAGATACTTCAAAGTCGTTAAAAGTTTTATTATGATATACTAGACATTTCCACTCCTCATCCAAATCTACCTACTTTCAATTAAAAACCAATAATTCTATTTAAAACAGATACTATGTAAACAACGTAGTATCTAGGTAATTTATGGTGCCCCTACGGTGAGTCGAACACCGATGACTAGTTTAGAAGACTAGGGTCTTATCCATTAGACAATAGGGGCAATGGAGCCAACGACAGGATTCAAACCTGCAACATGTTGCTTACAAAACAACTACGCTATCATTGCGTCACGTTGGCATTTATATTACGGATATAATGTAAACAACATTATATCTAAGTAATCTGGGTGTCCGATAACGGGGTCGAACCGTTACGCCTTTCGGCAACAGATTTTGAGTCTGTCGTGTCTGCCAATTCCACCAATCGGACATTATACAGGTGCCGCATCTAGGTAACGCTCCTAGCCAGTCATAGACATTGGATTTACAGTCCAACCCTCGTCTTTAAAGGATTACTGCGGCATTATGGTGGGGGATGAGTGAGTCGAACACTCATCTAGAGATTATAGGTCCCTTGCCCTAACCGTTGTGCGAATCCCCCATAGCCATTATAATAGACGGTAATGTTCCGTTGGCAGTGGCAAGATTTGAACTTGCATACAGGAGCTACCTGTTTTGCCCATTAAAGCATAGCGTATACCGATTTCGCCACACCGCCAAGTCACATTACCGTCTATGGAACATATACTTAATCAACAAGATGCCTGCTTCGTTGAAGGAACGCCCGCAATCAAGGTAAGGGGCAAATATATATTCCATAGACGGTGGTAGCTTACTAACGTCCTCACCAGATACCAGAGGGGTCACTTATTTTAAATACCGTCCGCGCTGGCAGACCTTCCAACGCTACCGATTTACGCAACGGTGTACGCTTAACAGTCCGCTTCCTCCGTTAAGACAAGGGGTAACATTACGCCGTTACCATGCGCCCAAGACTTGTCAGGTAGCTATCTCCATCGTAAACCTTGGGACTGAGCGTTGACGGAAAATGAAAACGTAAGTCAAATAACTCACACGCAAGGAGCAACCGTTAAACCAAAACAGAAAGGAGTCAAAACATTTTCCGTCTACGGAATCGTACCGTACCATCTGCGTTAGTGAAATCAACCAAAAATCTAACACAGAATCGAACCTCGCTTTGTCGGTCAAGCAAACCAACGCGAAAGATTGTCTCCGATCTTCATCGTACCTTCATAAAACGTAGTGGTAATTCGGTCACATAGGAAATGGAGCTGAGACATAGGGAGCGACCCCATATCTTTCCATCCCAACTTACGTCAATCTATGGCTGGATTGGCTACCAACAACTTTCACCCACCATTCAGCATATTAATCTTCTATACTATCCAAATTTGGGCTACTCGTACTCACGTCTGGTCTTATAGCTGATTACCAGCATCAATTGGACAACTATCTTGTGGCACTCCAAGCGATTGGCATAGCTGCCACACTATCCTCTACTTGGTTCAATGAAGTGCGTACCTCATATCTATTGCGATAGCGACCAGTTAGCGATACCATTTTCTTGCGTTTCATCACAGCGCCGTGCCTACCCTCAGTTGAGATTTTCCACCTCTCCTGCCCTTATAAGATGTCTGTTGCCAGCATCGGGCAAAGTCTACCTATAGAGTATCCCCTATAGTGGAACTCTTTGAGCACGCCCATGACCTCATGGAATTGAGAATACACATGGTTGAAACAATCCTTCGCGTTGATTTCTCAACGCTGATACTTTATGTAAATATCAAGGTGCAACTGGAAACTTTCGTTTCTCTATGTCAGATATTATAGCATCTAACTTTATCAGTTGCAAGAACTTTTTTGAACTTTTTTCCATCTTCTTTTCTCAAGGTGCTCATCAGATTGATCTGCGATTTGTCCGCGTCTCTTTCTGACATCAACTATATTACATGGTGCCTATATCTATGTCAACAACTTTTTTAGAAAATTTTGAAAACTTTTTTCGTGGCAGTCCGCATTGCATCAGCGGACTAAATATGTATCAACAAACATAAGCAATGATATTATAGCAGATATTTGCAATGGTAAAAAATATAGAACACCTAAAATCTTCCGTCAATTTAAACTGCACGTCACAAACGCTGTCAAAAGAGAAATTTGAAATAGTAGTTTTAAAGCAGTCATTCCGTCTGATTATCAGTCTATCGTCCTCTAGAGAAGCTGTGACATTTTTTTCAGAAGACCTTAAAATAAATGTATATGGTCTTGCTATATATGTATCTATACTTACCGATTCAAACTCTATCTTGTCTTCGAGAACACGTTTAAGCTCGGTCTTATCGCCATTGGAAAATCCGTATTTACTATAGTCGAACATGCGCAAATGCTCCTCTCAAGAAGTGTGTTGTGAAATATTTAGAATATAGCAATACTTCACAACACTAAGATGTTAGCACCAAACCATATCATTTGCATCATATAAAATATTCCATCTAAGGAGAGAAAATATCTATATGCCCTTTGACCATTTCCCTGAAGTTCCGCACTGGCGTATCGCACATGCTGCGCTTCAATTCATCTGAAATTATTCCATTCACTTTTCTATCCTTGTTATTGTCCGCAAAGGCATCTTTGATATTTATCCCACACTTGTCCAATTCCAATGTTATCCTGTGCATTATTCCGCTCACATATATCTGTAGCGGCAACAGATTATATCCAACATAGTTCTTAGATATATTCCGCAATAGCCTATAGTAACTGAACCTATAGGAATATTCCGAACTGCCTTTGCGATTCTCCACCTTGAAACAGCTGTCTTCATGTAATCCGACTGTTTGTATCTTGCATGTACCATACCTGTTGCGTCTTTCCCATATATCAATTTCGCTCAGCTTAATCAAATCATCGGCTAATTTTTCCGATATAGATATATCATACGGCTCGCCATTATCGGGCTTTAACGTTGCTCCATCCCACCATATATTTTCCGCTCTAAGGTTTTTCACAACGCTCATATCATCATTATAGATACCTTCATATAGGCTTCTAAACAATGTCTGTATATAAAATCCGTTATAGTCCTCATACATTCCTATATCATGGTATATCTTTTCAAACTGCGCATTGGAAATAAATTTCTTAGAAGCATTTGGTTTGGCTAATGACCAAAGAATATTCCGATCCAAATCATTCAACATATATTCCATATCTTTATTGCCAAGATATTTGGCATACAAACCAAGGATATATATAATAGTCGTTATAGCCTTTGGGCTATTAGGATTCATTCCTAATATAATATTCTGTAAATCAACAGGTGTGCAATTTGAATAATCATATTCGCCTATAACACATAATGATTTAGCCACCTTTGCCGTGTTATCGGAATCAAATGTCTGTATAAAGTCATCAAAATTTTTCCGCAAAGACAAGCGCTCCCTTCTCTTAGTTTTGTTTTATCACTCCAACGCTCTCCAATATCTAAGATTATAATAAACAAAGGCGGCTGTCAAAAAACAACCGCCTTATATCAATTACTTTGCGTATGCCGCTACTGAAATTTTTCCGTATGACTGTTCGGCCTTACTCACATAGTAATCAAGATTTTCCATCTTCTTGACTATAGTTTTATTATCAACGCCACTCTCAATATCTTTCCAGTACAAATCCCAGTCAAATACCATGTTTGTAATGTCTTTTTTCCGACCAAAGATACCCATGATACCAACCTTTCATTAGATAAAATCGTAACCAAGCTCAAGACTGTCGAACACGTCTTTGATTTCATCGTCCATAATGCCGATGTATTTTCGTGTAGTAGCCACGCTGCTATGATTGAACACATAGCTTAGAATGACAAGCGCCTTGTCCTTATCTTCCGCATCATGCCACGCCCTAAAGCCGAATGATTTCCTCAAGGAATGGCTACCGATATTCTGATTGATCCCAGCTTCCTTGGCTGCGCTCTTAACGATACGCCAAAGGGTAGTAGCCGCAATAGCACCGTCACCCTCACGGGATTTAAACATATACTCGTTTAAATTATCCACAGGAAATTCATTAAGGTACTCTACGACAACCTTCTTGACAGTGTTATTAAAGAACAGCTTAACAAACTTCTTCTGCTTGCGTGTTTTTTTAGGTTGCAAAGTATAGGAGTCCTTAAACTTATACTCCCCGTCCTTAACGCAGTCCAAGAAGAAACTCCATTTAAGCGTAATCAAATCGCTTGCACGCAGACCGACATTGATGCCGATAACGAACAGTAGCTTATTCCGACTGGCAAGCTGACGATGATGTTCATCGGCGGCTTCATTGATATGCTTGTCAAACACATCAATCATAGACTTAATCTCTTCATCGGTACGGAAAGCATACACCTCAGAAGATACACCAGCAGGCTTTAATCCGCCGCTATTATCACGAGCCTTCGGACTTTTAGGCTTAACATCTTTAGTGCCAATGATAACACTAAACGGAATGATATTGTTCTGTTGCTTTTCTTCCACAACAACTGGCGCAAATGCTGGGCTAGCCATTATCAATCCCTTCCTCTCGTCTTTCTTTACTATATTCTACCTTATATCAATGTAGTTATCAAGTAGTTAGCTCATATTTTTGCAGTCAATTTTGAAAATAAAAAAGGGTGGAACAATAAATGTTCCACCCATCTATTATAACCTATATATAAGGTATTATTCTTCTAAATCAAGATCCAACTTATTCTTTTCAAACTTAATACGAAACTCACCATTCGCAAATTGTCGCATAAGAATCTCCAGCACCGTATTCATAGAGAAACCAACCTGTTTACAGTAGGCGCTGAAAGCATCCTTGACATCCTTGTCGATGGTTGTATTGAGTACGACCTTATTATTTTCCACCATACTAATCCCAATCCTCGTCACGCACACGGGTAGACTTTACGGCTACAAAATCATCACACCACGAATCATCATCCAAGTATACAATCTCCCACTCATGCGCCTTGCAATAACCAGCTTCATCGTCCTGCACCTCAAAGCCATTATCAAACGGCTCACAGTTACGGCAATTAGCGCAGCAACGTGGATGAATCTTAGACATTTTTTCTCCTAACAATTAGTACAAATCAAACTCACGAATGGTATAGTGTCCAAAATCAGGATATTCCACGTCATATGGTGGAAACCATATCATATATTCTCCATTATATCCATTTCGAACATCCTTGTAACATCCACAATCATCAAGATACTTAGCGGCATCGTCATAGTTAGAAAAGATTCTATCAATCTCCTGATAACCATCCTCGTATGCACAACCATTGTCATACCATACAACATACACCTTGTCCTTAGCGGCTTGAGCAATCTCAATGGGCGTGTTATCAATCTTTTCCGTAGCTGCTTGTGGAATCATAATGGGTTCTTCCATAACAATAAAACCAACATCACTCATAATTTTCCAACCTAACTATATATATGGATAAACTCTAAGACAAGCAATGTCGTACAAAAAATAAAACAAAAGATTATAATTTTCCAGTCATCGCTATTCATACCCACGGTCTATCCTTTCTTCCGACTATCAACATACATGATACTACTTATCATATAGTTGTCAAGTAGATATTCCAAACAAAAAAGACCAGCTAAATGCTAGTCTTTAATATCAATCTTATTGCTCTTGCCTATCTTCAACACGAACTCGCCTGATACAAACTGTATCATGAACGTCTCTAGCACCGTATTCATAGGCATCCCAGCACCCTTACAGTGGGCTTTAAAGCTGTCTAAAACGTCTTTATTTATTGTCGTATTAAGCATGGCACGCTCATTTTTCTGGACATTTACTTTCATACTTGACATACATAAGCACTCCTTTATATGTTACATTAGTCTAACTATATTGTATTGCATATAAAAGTAGTTATCAAGTAGATAAGAAAGCAGGGCTTAAACAGCCCTGCTAAAACGTTTTACTTTTCCGTATAAGACACGATTAAAAACTAATCGTCATACTCACCATACTTGCCATTAAGCCAGTCATTAGTGGTCTTTAGCATCTGTCCAAACGTCCAATAATAAGCGCCCTCGACATATTTATTCGTGAGAACGTTGTTAATAATATCGTTCTTAGTGATAGCAAAATCGACCAGCTCGTCAAATGAACCGTTACCATCATAGACATAGTAGGTAACCACAAACAATTCATCATCAGACAACATCATTTCATTTGTCTGTAAAGAATCGGTATACCAATCATTGCCCTTTGGATCAAGGGCAGAAGCCACACACTCATGCTCACCAGCACAATGCTCACTGTCGGCTACATACACAATATCCTCAAGAACGTCCTCAATTGTATCGTCATAAGCCCAATAATCAGCATCTTCAATACTCTTGCAAATCGCAGTCAGCATATCATACTCCTTTTATGCGAACACTAATAAACCTGCGATAGATTATTGCACATGTTAAGCAGCGCGTCAAGATGCCTTTGCATATCTTTTTTGAACTTTTCCGAATCGGCTTTGTTCTTGACGGCAAAGGCACCTTGTCTGTTATTCCAAATGTAACACGCGATATTGCCCATTAACAGTCGCGCTCGGGAATATCGGGGACGCTACAACATTCACTGTGTGTATGGTAAAGCATCAAATCATCGCTATCGTCCAACATGTTCACGACATCGCCATACTGAAATGCGGCAAACGCACTACGATTGCACTCACTGTATTCATCGGACAACTGTACGCGCTTGATTACATTGTCCTCGGCATCCAGCAGGTAGCAGTTGAAACAATCGCCGTAATCGTCCTCGTCACTGAACACTGCGATAGTCATTCCGTTGGTATACTTGACGGCATACTCATACACAGTATATCCTTCTGAAATAATCTGTATGGCACTATCGAGAAAACCTAACTGATAGCTATTCTCTCCGACAAAGTTGTAGCAGTCATTAATATCCACGTTCCCGCACATGATAAGCATGAAATAGAGCAGTGCGGACACGCAGCGGAAATCGTCCTTGACATAGCCATCATACCAATCGCCCCAGTTGTTCGGCGTGAACGATGCAAAGCCATCGTATGAGGTGAACTTCTTCTCAAGAAACTCTTCAAAATTATCACGGTTCATGGCAGCATAACCAAGCATAAACTCACACAGTTTATCTGTATAGGCAAAATCAAAGACAACAGAATCAGTCTCAAAGTTATAATACTTCGGATGATACGTGCAGACATATTCAACGGCAAACTCACCGTTGCAATCAGACGGGAAAATATCGCTCCAAAGCGCGTCCTCGATATAATCAACGGCACTCTCGCCAATCTCCTTATCGGCATCATCGCGCATGTTGTAAGGGATACCTCCCCAAAGCTCACCAAGGTAGGTTTCATAAATGGTGGTGTCGATGAAATATCCGATGCAAGCGGTAGAGGTGCGAACCTTATGGGTCATAGTCTCGTTCATTACAGTACCTTTCTCTAAGGCTTTCTCTTTCCTTGCCTAATAGTATATATAGTTACCAACTACATGTCAACTATATTTCAAGTTTATATTTTCTCCACAAAAAATATCACGCCTTATAGACGGCAACACAAATGAAAGGAAAGAAGTGAGAAAAGGCGTGGGATAGTGTTGCCGCCTATGAGACGTGATATTAGATATTCCCATATGGGAATATAATTACCTTGATACAAGAAGTTTTCCCATATGGTAAAATTATAAGTTGCACCAAAAGTCATCTTCGGTAAACTCTGTACCGTGGAAAAGGCTATACATAAGCCAATCGGGAATATCCGTAGGATATGTTGCGCTTGCTAAAACATTGCGCTCACTCTCAATCATCTGCGGCAATGCTTCTTGATTGTAGTAAAAATCAGTATACAGCTTATCTTTAAGCTCATACATTTCATCATCGCTAAGTTGCTCGACCTTCATGGCAACCACCTCTCTAAGCCACTGTAGTACGATTTAAGACACGTTAAGCCCAAGCGCGTGTACCGAACTCAACCTTGTCCCAGCCGCCCATTAAAAAGGCGTACATCCATCCGTCCACGATAAAGCACGCTTTCATCGGGTTACTCTTATGCTCCTTCGCTTCGTTCTCGTAATACACGTTGACGATATTTACGATACCCATACTTTGCAAATGCAACAGCGCTTTACGTACATTGCTGCATAGCGCTTCATCGCCAATAGCTTTGGCAAGCTCGCTATACGTACCCTCAAAAACATCCATCTTCATAAGATAGTCCATGATACGAACTTCTTGTTTAGTAAGCTCACGAAACTTGCGCATGAGGGTATAAGTCTCGCCATAATCAAAGTTCATAGTGTAAGACAATGTTCTATCCTTTCAGTTAAAATTACTAGAACTCACGGTTGCGTTTGCCTTTAAGAAAATCAATGTGATTTTCTGCCTGCTTCATGGTCTTGCAATTAAAATCATTCTTTCCATCTTCAAATGTAGAATAATTATATCCAATTGCTTTAAGGTTATCACTCGCTTCACGAATCTCCATGTTAGGCAAACGATAATTACTTTGCTGATAAACAATAACCTTGTCAATAGTAATCTTAACAATGCTGTCATCAAGAATACCAGTGCCGCCAATAGAACGACTATTCTTAATCAGCAAAGGAATCTTGACGTTACCACAACTGCGGCTAACATAACCAATGGTATCGTAAATCTCCATCCAGTCACGACCAGTTTCAGTATCTCCATAGAAAACACGAATACGCTCATGGTTTTTCATTGCACCATCGAGAATCTGAATAACCCTATCAGGCGTATCAAGACAATACCAAGTGTCGTTGTAAATCTTATAGCGCCTGCCATTGAACTCTTTAACCTGAATGTCCATCACAGTTCCTTTCTCGCCTGCTCTTTCCTTGTCTATATAATACTCTAATCCAAGGCGATACAGTCGAGACTTTCCACCTTCACAGATCATACACAATTCATTTCAGTGTAATTTCAATTCATCACTGAAACGATAGTAAAATAAAAAAGGGCGAATTACTCCGCCCCAAACACATAATGCCACACACACCCATTACAGCATGGCACCCAAGTTTTCTTAGCACTACCATCGCTAGGCACAAGAATCGGCACATCATATTTTACACTAAGTTTTGAATGGCAGAAAGTACACTCACGCTCTTTATCTTCCCACCACTTGTTAACGCGCCTATATCTATCCATGATAACTCCTAAAAGAACTATTCCAAGCCGTTACCATCGAACAGTAATTGTCCCTGCTCGTCTCCATCATAGACCTTGACGTTGATTCTATTTAGATAATCCATATTGTCAATGTCAAACTTTCCACCGAAATTATCATACTCACCAGTAATAACATAGGTAAAATCGCTATAAAGTTTTTCATCGTTGCCAACAAACTCAATATCCATATCTTGTTTACACAACTCTTTGAGGAAATGCTGGCACCAGTTGCGATTATTCAGAACGGACTCGTCACACTTCTTTCCGTCAAAGCGAATATACTTCTTGCGCTCCGTAAGTGCGGCATTTACAAGTGCAGCAGCAATGTCGCTACCATGACCCATAGGATAGCCGTCATAGTGACGATAGAACTTGGCTACGACAACATCTTTTTTCTCGTTGGTATCCCAATCAAGAACACGATTCTTGAGAATAGTGATAGCAGGTGTACCCATGTCGATTCCCTTCTCTCTTTCTTTCGACAATGATATATTACTATGCCATACTTATTGTTCCATTGAGAATTGTAATCCTCCATATAACCTACACAATTAAATGCCTAAAAGAAAAGGCGGATATATAATCCGCCTTGATTAAACAACTATTTAACGACACCCTCTATCGCGCCAAGCACCTTGTAAAGCTCCGCAATTTCATCGCTCCAATCGCCACCGTACTGCTCGTTGTACTGCAAAGAAGAGATATACTGCAAAAAAGAGATAACGTCATAAATCTTTTCAATGTCAATATCTTCCATGATAAAACCTTCAATCTATTGATAGTACGTATGCTAGTTTTTAACACGCATTTGACTTAGAACGTAAACCAATGCGTCATTGTATCCGTTCAGATAGCCGCGTTTATAAGCACTATTGTCCTCACTGTAATTTTCCTCATTCAATTCAATGAGATTGTCAATAACATCAGTGAGCTTTTCAATAGTATTATCCATGATAGCCACCATTCACTCTGAAAACTTTATTTTAATCCGCGTTTAAAATAAGCGCGTTTAGATAATCACAACTAAAATCATTCGTGACATAATAAATATCATTGTCTAAGTCAAGCCAATAGACAAAATAATCCGTGTCTTTATGCCACTCCGCATACACATAATTTCGTGTTGCTTCAACGTTACCATATTCCTTTTCGTGCTTATCAAACATCGGTTTATAATGTTCCGCGATAACATCAGGAATATGAATCTCAACAAATCGCGTATCCTTATCGTCATTGAGTACACGAATATCATCAGAAGTAATTTCAGAAAGCATTGCAATCATGGTTCTTCCTTCCGTTAAAAGCGTGCTTTTATCCTAAGCCAAAACCCAACTCATATCAATACCCATCTCATACATACCGAAAATATCAGGCTTGACCACCATCATATCTCCATTGTAGTTCTCGATAAAACTATCCGTCTCAAAGATATACTCGTAGCGCGTGCCATCCCCGATACCGTTGTCGGCATCACGATTCAATACACGCATGACGCGCATGGCTTCGGGCTTAGTAAAGTGCGGGTGCTCATAGCCGCCGCTATTCTGCTCGCAGAAACCGCGCCTACCGTATCCAACCAGATAAGCGTCAAAGACATTGCAATCGTCACCATCAAGACAAACCTTGACGGGCTTGAGAGTGTAAACCATATCGCTCATTTCTGCTCCTTTTTTCCGAGCGCCTTTCCTTGACTACATATTACCAAAGATTTATTCCATATAGCCGAGAATCTTTGTCTACACATCTTCTCCACGGATCCTCCACATTTATGTATGTTGCAAATGTCTGATATTTTCCGACAAATGCAACAAAAAAGCGCCCATTTAGAGCGCTCTAATAACTTTAAGCAAATAGATATGGCGTTTGTTCCGTGTGTTCCTTATCAATCAGATTATCTAGCTCGTCATATGTCATTACACGCGCATGATAACCGATGGAACGATAATACTTTGCATAGCGTTGTGCGTCTTTCCGATAACAAGACGTTACTACCTTGCTAGAGTTCGCGCTATCAAACCCAACAACTGCAACAATCTCATTATTATCCATGACAGCTCCAATCTAATTACATGATACCGTTTTGCTTTTCATCATCGGCGAACTTTGCCACCTCGTCAGCCGTCAATACCTTAACATCATATCCGTCAAGCGTATACTTTGACCGATAAAATGCCACGTTATTAAGGTCGCACATAGTAAACTCCATGCGCTTACCAGTACGTTCGTCAAGCGCAATAACCCATCGGCGATTATCCATTGTAATACCTTTCGTTTGGTTTTGTTCCGTGGTTTAATAGTATCACGACTATAGCTGCAACATATTTTCTCCACATAATTTTCCACAAAAAGAAAAGGGGAGCACATATGCGCTCCCCTAATCCGCCTGAAAGAACCACCAATCAGACACCAACCACATTCATACCAACACCAGAAAGGACGGTATGCAACATAAAAGCTAGTTCGTTTTTGTTCCGTATCATTTATGTTGTACCAACATTGTAATAAGTTGCTGCGTAGCTGTCAAGTAGTTTTCAAAACTTTTTTCGCTAATTTTTCGCGTTGATATATCCAAGGTTAACCAACGTATTGCGCATACTACGGTAGCGATGAATATTAACATAGCTCGACACGGCACCATAAGGACTAAGCCCCTTATATTGATTCTTTTGAGGGAAATATTCCACCACGGTATCACGCTTGTACACGATAGTCTTTTTACGATTGACCGTCATGCCATATGGATGAAATACAAATACGTTATTATCTTCCGTGCGCACGATAACGTTAGTCCTTAGTAAATCGAATACATCTTTAATGCGATGCTCCGTCACATAAAGATACCCACTGATAGTATCATCTGTGGACTTAAAGCGATACCACGTCTTTTGATTCTTCACAACAGGAACATCGTACTCAACATCTCCGACAAATCTGTATCCCTCTTTATATTTTTTCCGAATCTCTTCAACATCCGAATAATCGGATACCCAAATGTCACCGTCAACAAACATATGGAACCTTTCCGTGTTGTATTTGCCTTGCTTAAAGTATATCACACATATAACTAAAGGCATCGAATTCGACCCCTTTAAATCTAGTGATCCATATTTTCTCCATAAATATATATTCCGTCTCGTTAGATATTCCACAAATAATAATCAAAGTGTGGAATATCTTTAACTTGTCCACAAAAAGCGTGGACAACTCATAAAAATAGCTCACTTGTCCACACTTTTTGTGGACAAACATAGTAAAGTGGGGTAAGTTGTCCACGTTTTTTGTGGAAAAATGAACATTCCTAACAAAATAGATATAATACAAAATAGATAAATATGCTTCGCAAGATTTTTCCGTATCAGTATAAACAAGAAAATAAAAAAGGGCGGATAATTTTCCGCTTGACAATGATACTTTTCTTATCTTGTCTTTGGTCGTGTATTTTGGGGTTGTGTACCCCACTTTCAAAAGGGTCGATTTAAAGGCTTAGAGCGCGTTATTTGCCCCTATTTGCCCCGATAAGCACTCGACCCTAGTAAGTACCCATATTAAAAATACAAAGGCAAATAAGGCGTTTTATCGCGTAAAAAATGCAATACCCTACAAACGCATTTTATGGTGCATCTGTAGGGCAATATGTTTATAAGTCAACAATTAAATTGTGTTCCTTGATAAGCCGCCTTGCAATACATGGATTGATATGCTTCTTTTTCGCCAGTACGATAGTGCCGCTGCCGTCCTCGCGCTTATAGATACAGTGGTCACCAGTGCATCTAGCATATTCATAGCCATTGCGCTTGACAATCTTAGTCATTTCAAGGTAGGTGTATTGCCGCATTTTCGCCATGACTGCCCCAATCTCTAGCAGGTTTTAACTTGATATAAATATATCATATGTTTGCTATATATAGTGGTAATTCATATAACCAACACATATATATCGACAAAGAAAAAGGCGGTATCTCTACCGCCTTAATCTCTAGGCAACCATGATAATATCGAATTGCTCGATACTGTCAAGGATATACCAATCACACGCACCGTCTAAAGCCTTTACATCTTCTGGTGCGTCACGCCAAGTACCGCTATAGACTTCCTTGCCGCCTACATACGTAATGACTTTCTGCTCGTCCCTAATGTCCATCTTCTTGCCTTTCTGCTATTGTCAACCCATCGGGCTTGTCCCTTTGGTTGATATTATTATTGCATTGATAGAGCCTGTACACATCGAGAATCTTTCAATTCATAAAGTCTACATATCTTAACAGTCAAAAGAAAAGCGCCCATATTAGGGCGCTTTATCTAAATGCTATCGTGCCAAGACTTAGAGCCTTTGGCAAAAAACTGTAGCTCGATAAATAAGTCATTATGAGTGGCGTATGTAGGTCGCTTTGTCCTCCCGACTAGTTACATAATACCATACTTTTAAGTTGTGTAAGTGTGATCTACGAACTTCATAATTTCTCCACAAATGAACACACAAAAGAAAAGACGTTTCTAACGAAACGAAAAGCGCCCCAGAATCGGGGCGCTAGTTTCTAAAAACGATAATTAACACGGTGGTGAATCTCAAAAAAGTGCTTGTTATCACACGTTTTCAACCCATAAACCTCGCGGCAACGGGCGCCATAGAAGTCTTTGAGATTGTATCGGTGGGCAATCTCGCGCGTTGTGACCGCTTGCGCCACACAACCCTCATGCATTGCGACCGCTTTCCCCATGCTATTAAGACGCTCCACCATTTCATCACGCTCACGCTTAGTCTCGAACCGCATAAGCGTATCTTCATAACTAATGCTGTTCGTTCCCCACGGTAAATACTCGGCATAAAACATGTTCGCTCCTTTTCTCGCGTGCTTTTCGTTGATTAGATAGTACCACGATACAAGCGCCTACACATTCTCTCCATATATCATTTTGTACGCTATCCGGCTTTTGTTGCTTTGGTTTATCCGCTAAATGCACTAGGGTAGTCCAGCCGCTTTTACCGCTCTAAGCCCACAGAATCGAGAATAAGGACGGTTAAATATCTGTCGGGTATAAGTTATTCAGTTCGATAATATAGGGGCTTAAATCGGCTCTCAGTGCCTTATATTCCATTGTCGATATTGATAGTTAATCAGTAGCATTTATAGATAAAAAAATAGGGGAACGTTTCCGCTCCCCTTAGTTGGTTAATCTTCGTCCCCTTCCTCGTCCTCGTCCTCGTCCTGCTCGGTCAAGCTGTCGTAATACTCTTCCAGCTCGCCAGAAACAAGCCCTAGACAAAGGCAACGCGCGATAACGTCACAAGTTTCCGCGCCCTCTTCGGTAGGGATACCGTCATATCCAGCCGCTTTGAACTCGTCCACAGCGTCAGAATCGAAAATGATTCCGCTTACCGCTTCTTCTGCTTTCCAGCGGTTAAAGTAGTAGCTACCGCTTGCGTTGCCCGTCACGGAATCGTCCATGAACAGACTGTCGTACATCTCGTCCCAGCTGTCGTTGTACTCCAGATTCTCCTTGATAGCATCCATCGCGTCCGACTTGACCTCGTCCATATATTCAGACCACAGCAATTTAGTTCCTTTCCTCGTGGTTCCTTTCGGTAATTACATATTACCAAAGATTGAATCGAGATTGTCGAGAATCTTTATCTCCACAATCTGAACACAATTAAATCTCGTCAAAATCAATAAGACAATTGAGCGATTTACAGTCAATCCATACCTCGTCAGTCTCATATGGTGGTTTTCCGTAAACTGTTTCACTATACTCACAGCACAAGTCACGCGCCTTGTCAAGCGTGGAACAAAACGCCACGAATTGTTTATCGGCGCACTCATCAACTACGATATAGATATAGTCGTTCATCGCACATTCGTACATCTTGTTGGTGGTGTGAATTTTGACGGTATCCATTTTCAAGCCCTTTCGGTTGGCGTTCTTTCGATGGCTACATATTATCAAAGATGCAATCAGTTATCGTGTGAATATCCGTCTACATATTTTGAACACAATTAGATACAGACAAAAAAGCGGGGAACATTCCCCGCTTTCGTTATAACATATCTTGATACTTTTTAGGAATTGCTTTATATTTCCTAATCGTGTATCTATCTTCGTCCTTCTTTACAATTATCGTGTTAGGCATATTATAACCCGTGCAAATGAAAAGACCGTCAAACCTTGCGACCTCGCCGCCCTTGTGGATATAGCGGCAAAGAACCTTATCCACTGAATCAAAATCGTAGAGTTTCATGGTCTAACCTTTCTCGTGGTTGGTTTCTGTACTAATAATTTACCACTTGCCAAGCGTGGCAAGCCCAGAAACTTTGACTTCACAATCTCTACACAACATTAAAAGTTCAATTTTAAAGTTCAATTTAGGTTGCGCATTAGTTCGATTAGTTCAATTTAAAATTGAACTCGTGGTTCAAAATTGAACTTTGTGGATCTATGGAGATTGTATGGAGATTTTAGATTGATACTTGACACAAAAATCGCCCTATCCTATTATTATTATTAAGCTAGAGGACTGTCTATTTTTGGTAATAGTGGGTCAAAAAAATAGGCGGCATTTCTGCCGCCTTACTTTACCAAACAATTGTCACGCTATCTGAATCACTTTTAATTCCGTACCATTCCAGCGCCTTCTTATAGTCGTTGATATTATCGAACGTTTCCACGCTTTCGTGATTGGCGTTGTCGTTGTAAATAACCTTGATAGTGAACATCTGTTCCGTCCTTTCGGTTGGTGCCTTTCGTTAGTTATATATTGCCATAGTTCCGTGCCACACAACACGATAATATACGCCTACATATTTTCTCCATACAATCACACACGACTAAAAGTTCTATCTGGTTAACTTTAAAATATACAGAACTGTAGAGAAAGTGTAAGTCATAATAGGTGGGCTATGTTCGGTGCCTTTATCCCTCCGACTGATTGTATATTATCATTTATCCGTGACGTGTGCGCGAGATTTTCCATGTACACAAAACCTCCACAAGTTTCCGCGCAAAAAAAGAGCGCCCCATATGGGACGCTCAACGCAGCATATATTCCCAGATTATCCTAGCCGCTTTTAGGATAATTGAGCATCCCTTATAAACTTAGACGGTGGGGATGTCACCGTGCCGCTTACCGCAATTTGACCACTCCAATTTTCCGTTGCGTGTGTGTGTTGATTAGTAATATACACGTGTTTTTCCGTTGGCAACCGACAATCTTTCCGCACACATTTTCTCCACAATTATTCCGATGGTGATATATACTCAATGTTTTTCCGTATGTCAAGAACAATTTTTCCATCCATGTATTCTCCACAACTTTCCGCTCCATGCGTGTGATCTACCACAGTCGATTTTCCGTGTGTGTATTTTGTATGCAGATTTTCCGTAGCTATTGCAATTCAATCTTCCGTGTGGTACTCGCGTTTGATTTTTCCGTAGGTGTGTTGGTATCGTGTATCTTTCTTCCGCGCTTGCGCTTTGTTCCGTGTCGTGCTAGCGAACTTTTCCGTGGCGTAGGCGTTGCGCGTTGGCGTTTATCCGTTTATCAGTTTTTTCCGCACACGCTCCAAACCCAGAATCGTTGATAAAACGTTTTATCTTTCGATTTAAGGGCATATTTTCCGTGCAACGTCTACGCACTAAGGGTAGTCGTTTATCTTCCGATACACGGCATTTACCCAGCTAGATATATATATTTAGGTACCCTAACTATGATAAAGAACTGGTATCTAACTGGTATTTTCTTTACCATAGATTTTCCGTGCGGCTACTACAATCACGCAACACTTGCGTGTTGATTTTTCCGTGAGCGTCAATAGATTTTCCGCAGCACATAATTTTTCCACACGATAGATATTTATTATGGATATATTCCGACTGATATGGTAGTGATTATAATATTCCGACTAAGTATAATGTCATATACGTATATAACGTATTAGATATATGTAATATTCTATACGTTATAATTTTCCGTATGACTATAACGTTATATACATATATATATTTTCCGTACAGTAACATATCATATATATATGTAATGTATCAGATATATATACTCATTATAACGTCTATGATGTTGTATATATTTTCCGTTAGGTAACATTACTGATTAGGTAATATTATTTTTTCCGTAGCATTTAATTGTTATTATTCCGCTAACATTTTAATTGCTAGATTTTCCGTAGCATTTTGATATGTTAGTTTTTCCGTAACGTTATTATCCTAGTCACAATTTAATTCCGACTAGGCTAGTAGTAATTATTTTCCGACTGATTAGATAGCATTTAAAATGTTAGTAGGTAGCTATCATTTTTCCGTGAGCTTGCCTACAATTTTCCGTGTGTGTATATACATATATATAATGTTATATACATATATAATGAGTTAGTATTAGTAGCATTTTTCCGTGGTGTATTGCTATCAATTAGGTAACATTTTTCCGTAGGCTTGCTCGTTGATTTTCCACAAAAGACAACACAATAATATAATTCCGTATAGGCTGTCAATATATTTTCCGTCACTATTTTTCCAACCATAGAATCTCTATAATCTTCCGCGCTTGTCTCAAATGTTCCGCTATCTTTTCCGACTAGCGCGATAGTATTTGTCCGTATAAGGCACTGTAAGGCGATTTAAGGGTATAGTTTTTTCCGCGCTTGTCCGACTAGGCATAAGCTATTTTATCCGCCTTAAAACGCATTTGAGCGCCTTATTTTTTTCCGTGGTCGCGCTAGATTTTCCGTAGTTGTTCCGTGGTCGAGCGCCTATTTTATCCGCAAAGTGTTATCTTTTCCGTAGCATTTCGCGCTATGCTTGCGTAGTTTATCCGTAATGCGATTATTCCAGTAACATTTTTCCGCAAAAAAAAGAGCGGATATTTTAATCCGCTCTAATTCATCATAACCAAAACAAAATGTTCCAAGGATTAGCAGGGTATCCAGTTGCCAAGCACACAAAGAAACAAAACGTTCTCACGGCAATTATTCCGACCATTCCGAAAATAATTCCAGCTACGTACTCCTTGCCTTCGGGCGTGCGCATCCACTCTACAATTTTCCGAAACATTTTTTCACCTTTCCAGTCTGTTTCGCGTACCACTCCATTTTAGCGCGTTTCGGTGTTTTCCAGCTTGCAATTTTCCAGTGTGTCAAATCTCCACAAATGCTCCACGGTTTCTCCATATTCCAGTCTAGGATTTTCTCCATGAAACTTCCACAAAGATTCCATAATTCCTCCATCAAATCTCCATAGCTTTTCCATCAGATGTACATAAAATCTCCATCAAAGTTCCATAGATTCTCCACATTTTCTCCATAATTATGGATCCTCCACAATGTCTACATATTTTCTCCACGGTTTCTCCATGAAAAAACTACGAAATCTCCATAACTTTTTCCATAAAAAAAGGGGAACTCGGGATAGAGTTCCCCTAATTCTAGCTAGTATTCGGGTTCTTCCCAATACCAGTAGTGTATAGTTGCCTCGTTCATGATAGCACACGCGACATCGGTTGCCGAAAAATCGCTATTATCGTCAATGTCGGTGTGCTCGTATATGTCTTTAGCGATATGCTCCACAACGTCAAGATATTTGTCGCTATCGTCCTCGATAGTCTCGTTATCGCGGACAAAATCGAGCATACGACCATATGCAACGCCGCTACCAGCATTATACCAGTTGCGTTTGATGCACATGTTCATGATATTTCTCGTGGACGTGTTCCAGCAGTAGTGACGCAGCGCGTTACGTGTGTTGTTCATGGTTTTCCCTTCTGTTGGTTGGTTGGTTGGTTGGTGTGAGCGTGCATAGTTTCGCACGCTCACACCTTGCCGCTATCTGATATAGCGGTATCCCAGTTCGGGCGCATGGACGGCAGGCGAAAAATCACTCATGCCGTTTGCGTACAGTGCGCATTGAATGGCAGTGTAGCACAGTTCGCCGTAACCCTCCAAAACCGCCTTCCGCTCACGCACGAACTGATAGCGGGTCTGGTTGGGCATATCGTTGCGCCAACGGGCTAGAATGCGCCCGTTGCGGCGATTAAGGCGAATGCAAACGCGCCCTTGACTGTCCAGTGATTCATAGAACTTTACCATAGTCTTTTCCCTTCTGGTTGGTTATTATCTGATAGGTTTCAATTGTAGGCTATCCCCACGGTTGACAATGGTTAATAGCTACTCGATAACCGCACAACGGTTATAATCGGGTGTGATATATGCGAACATGGGTTCGCCAGTCTCGGGGTGTGGGAACTCGAAACCTACCGTAAACATAAACGTGTTGGCGCTGATGATACGGAAACCGTTACCGTCATATTTGAGCATGAGTTCGCGGCAATAGTTGTAAGCGCGTTCTTTTTTGTCGCTCCAACGTCCATAAACGTCTCTCAGTTGCATATCATCGCTCATGTTGTACCGCTGATATGCGCCGCTAAGGTCGCGGACGATGGTGAAGTCTTCGGTGATATTAGGCATGGTATACCTCCAAGGTTGGAGATAGCCCACGATTGAAACCTATCAGACACGGCACAACATGAGCGGCGCTCACGCCTACGGGATGGATATTACAGGTTGCTAAGGTCGAGCTTTACGTACTCTGTAAACTCATAGGTGTCGCCAGTCTTTACGACAACATAACGGATAATCGGCGTGGTGAACATATCGGGCTGATGGACGGCGTATGCCGTGACGGGCATAAACCACGTGCCAGTGGCTCGAATCGACCACATGTAACCGGCGGTATCCATCATGCGGTGGAGCATGTTCTCATAGTCGAGCAGAACATCGCTCTGGTAGTGGATACCGCCGCACCGCTTGATGGTATCTGCGATAAAGATATGCAGCTCATCAGCGGAAACGGTGTAGTTTGTAATGGTAGTGTCGGCGATGGAAACGGTGTGTTTTGCGTACATGTTAACCCCTAACGGTAGTAGTTTGAACGGTTGACGGGTAGGCAATGAGTGCCGTTTATGTTGTGCCGTAGTTTTGTCGATATACAGTTCTCAAGGTTCGCACCCCCGTTAAGTCAACGTGTCGGGTTGTCGGCGCGTTGACCCGCGGGGCAATTGCAATATTGCCATAACGGGCGGCGGCGTGGGCGACAATCTCGCTCTTCA